GCTTCATTGCCAAGCACAATGGAAAGGTGCTGGATGACGGCACTGTAGAGTTTTATGGAAAGGTCTACGCTATCGAGCCCAAAACAACCCTAGACGTGAAACTCCCGATGGTTATTGGCGATCAGCAGCATTTCAAGAGCTGGCTGATTTCCATCGGATGGGAGCCGACATTCTACAACTTGCAGAAAGACGCTAGCGGCAAGCCCATGCGGGATGACAAAGGCAAGGTGATTGAGACGAGCCCCAAGATCCAAGAGGGCGGTGTGCTGTGCCCCAATTTGCAGGCGATGGAGGGCCAGCTCATCAAGGACGTTGTTAAGTTTTTGTCATTGCGTAACCGACGAAGTGTGCTGACATCGTGGATGGCAAATGCTCGGCTGGCCTTTGACGGCAGGATTGGGGCATCAGCCACTAAGATTGCTGTGAGTCATCGTCAATGCCATTCTGTAGTGTGTAACGTACCACGAGCAGGAGGCGGCAGCTTGTACGGTGACGAATTCAGAAGCCTGTTCTGCGCTCAAGGAGACAACGTGCTTGTTGGTGCAGACAGCGCCGGCCTTGAGCAACGGTGTGCGGGCCACATGACGTACAGGTATGATGGAGGAGCATATGCCGAGGAGCTTCTGAAAGGAGATGTCCACAGTAAAACTGCTGTGGCTATGTTTGCAGAGGCCGCTAAATTTGACATCACCAGCCCTGATTTTAGTAAGGACGACCCGGCGTTCAAGCCGTTTAGAAATAAAGCTAAGGCTGCTGGTTATGCTCTGCTCTATGGTTGTTCACCGGAAAAGCTGGCAAAGATGGTGGGAGCACGTCCAGCACAAGGTAAGACGATGCACAAGGCATTCTGGGACGCCAACCCGTCTCTGGACAAGTTCGTGACAAATCTTACCAAGTATTGGGAAACAACGGGCGGTAAGAAAGTTGTCCCAGCTATTGATGGTAGACTTCTCAAGACACGCTCAAAACACAGCCTTGCTAACACCATCCTACAAAGCTTGGGGGCTATTGCTATGGACACAGCATGCTGCATCATGGATACAATGCTGGGAGAGATGAAGCTGGACGAACTTGGTAGGCCGTACTATGAGCTAGACGGGTGCAAGGTGATTCGCGTTTTGTATTACCATTAACTTGTGGTGGCCTTTGGCAGCAATGTCAATTGAATAACCGGTTGAACTCAGGGAACATCTCATTGAGACAATCCTGAGCCAAGCTGAGGCGACAGCTTCAGAAGGTGCAACGACCATCCCGAAAGGGAGTACAGCTCAAGCGAGCTGGAAGCGGCTGGCATCCCCGCATGGCGGGGATGATGATATGGTCTGACCTGCATGGTGACATGCAGCGGCTGGCGTAGCCAGCGGGGACGCTCTAGCGAAGCGTCTTGAACACCGAGGACGAGTACACATTCGAGACCTCACCAGAGGTGGCAGAGAAGTTGAGATTGATGATGGAACAAGCTATGGTTAAGGCTGGAGCTTATTTGAAGCTGCACATCCCTTTGGCAGGAGAGGGCAAAGTGGGTAGGAATTGGCGAGACATTCACTAAGGAGAATGAAATGAAACTTGAGGACTACAAGAATGAATACGGAGAGTGGATGGGGTCTGGTACAGTTGCCGGGAAGAAATACCCCACCGTAGGCGGTAGGTACTGGAACAACATGACGCAGCGCTGCAAGGTTGGAGGGAGCCTCCAGCGCAACAAACCAACATATGTTGGTTGTTCCTACACGTGGAATTCTTGCCATGAATTCATCGAGTGGGCCAGACAACAAGTAGGTTATGGAACTGGAGCGTTGGATAAAGACATACTCCTTAAAGGAAACAAAGTCTATTGCCCAGAGCTTTGCGTTTTTGTCCACAGCGCAGTGAACAACTTGCTTGTTAAAAGAAATGCAGACAGAGGAGAGTGGCCGATTGGAGTGTGCCAGGATAAAGAGAATGGGAGGTTTAAGGCATACCTTAGAATTAACGGCAAAACCAATTACTTGGGACTCTTCAATACCTCTGAAGCTGCCTTCACAGCCTACAAGCAAGCCAAAGAAGCCGAAGCCAGCCGCGTAGCGGCTCTCTACCGTCACGTCCTTGACCCGCGCGTCGTAGACGCGCTCATGTCATACACTGTGGAGATAGACGACTGATGACTCGCCCGCTACCTCAAGGCACCGCCCACAGACGTGGGCGGCTGCCCTCTTCCTATAAAGCTGCCCTCACAGCCCCTACCCCTGAAGCTTGGGCCTCCATCGTAGCTGGTTGTGTTGAGGCCCTACTTGTCGGAGACGGCTTCATCGCCGTCGCCTTCAGCCAGCTTGTCAAGATACCCAAAGGGTTCCCATACGTGTACAAGCGCTCTCGCGTTGGCCGCCTCACCATTCGTAAGGTGAAAGCTATTGATATGCTTGAATGGCTGTACACTAACGGGCACACTCTCGTCACCCCCAACACAATCCACTATACCAAAAGAGATATCTTAAAATACGAAAGGGCACTCGACAATGACCTCATCTAACGCTCCTAGTCTCATCGGCCTTACAGGCCCTGCACGCTCCGGGAAAGACACTGTGGCCTCCTTCCTCCTCCAAGACAGCTCTTGGAGGTCTGTCTCCTTCGCAGGCCCGCTTAAGGATGCCTTGATTGCCATGCGCATCCTCAGTCCCTATCAGTGTGATGGCCCTCAAAAGGAGCAACCAGTACACTGGTTGGGGAAGAGTCCTCGACAGCTAATGCAGAGCCTGGGCACTGAGTGGGGCCGTCAGCTCGTCCATGAGCACCTGTGGACCTTGCTGGCCCAAGAGACCATCCTCCAGTACATGGCGCAAGGCTTCAACGTCGTCGTAACGGACATTCGCTTTGAGAATGAAGCTATGATGGTAAGGAGCAATGGGGGGCGTGTGTGGCACGTCAGCCGACAATCAGCGCAGAAAGTTGTTGCGCATGTGTCGGAAAGCGGCGTACACTACATCCCATCGGATCTGAAGATTGCCAACGACAGCAGCTTGGCTGACCTTCAGGAAGCTGTGGCTGAGGCCTTAGAGGCTGCGTAACCAAGGAGAATAAGATGATTGACATTAGCAAGCCGTTCGAGTTCACTGTAGATGGGGCAAATCAAGATGTCACATATGTGTGCTCCCCGCCAAATGATGGTGGCGGCCACTGGCATCGAGTCAAGGAGCTTGGCTCTCTGTCCGAAGGTACTAGGTACTATGAAGGCTTGGTACGCGAATGTCTGATCGATAAAATTTGGATTCCTGTCGAAGAGCCCACCCCTACTCAACCCAAGGAGAATGAAATGATTGATATTGACAAGCGATTCAAGTTCAAGAATTATGACGGTGCTGTGTTTGTCTGCACTCCGTACGACAAGGACTCTTGTCGAGTGGCACCGCAGGACAGCCCGAAGGATTACCTCTATTGCTTGCGTGACCTTGTGGCTAGCTGCCTTCGCCAAGGTTTTTGGGTTCCTATCGAAGAACCTGCAGCCGTTCAACCTAAGGAGGTCGATATGACCAAAGCACACGTTCACGCTGACAAGATGATCCAATACGGACATGATGCACTCACCACTGAAGAGCCGTGGAAACTGTGGGAGGGTCAATACGTAGGTCAAGTTGACGCATGGCAACCCCTTGACAAAGATCCTTCGTGGTCTCCCACCGTAGAATACCGCCGCAAGCCTGAGCCTCCGCGTACCATTCGTATTGGTGAGTACGACGTGCCAGAGCCGATGCGGGAAGCACCTGCCATGGGGTCCACCTACTACTCCCCTGCCCTCTTCCTCCAAGAGCCCGTTACCTCATGTGATAATTGGTGCGGTGATGCTTTTGACCATCTCATGATTAAGCGCGGCTTCGCCCACGCCACCGAAGAGGCTGCACTTCTGCACGCTGAAGCCCTGACCTCGCTCTCTGCACCGAAAGGCTGAAATGACAACCAAAGAATCCATCGCCAAGCTCTGCTTAAACATCTGCGACGTTGTGCATGCAGAGCCTGACAACAGCCTCCGCATGCAAGCCATTGGGCAAGCCTTTGTCATTCAAATGGTTGAAAATATTCTTGACGCTGGGCAAGAAATAACGCTAGAATCAATGCAAGCGCAATACGAGAAAGCTTGCAAGCTCATCAATCTGCAAGCCTCGCATGTGGCCCACGACACCAAGCTCATTGACGAGCTGAAAGGAAATAAATGACTACCATTGAACAACACATCAGCGAGCAATGCATTGAGGTGCAAGAAGTGCTTGAGAGCTGCTATGACACGTCTACAGCTTGCCTTGTTCTTGCACAATGCCTGCTTGCACAATTTGTTGATGGCCTTGTCCGCAATGGCAAGCCTGTTGATGTAGAATCACTGTCTTCCTTGTTCAACATCTTCGAAGGAGCTTTCAACGAGCTTACCGGAGTGCTGCTGAACAAGGAAGAGTTTAAACAGCAGCTTGCAGAAGCTGTTGCCTCCCGCGCTGAAAGCGCAGCCCAAAAGCGTTAAACAACGCACTACCATAAAGGAACTACAAAATGGCATTCATTCCCGCAAACGCTAAGTCCGCTTCCTCCGCTTCGTTCGACAACGGCCCCCGTCCCGTCCCTCGTGCCGGCCTGCGTAAAGCCCGCGTCAGCCTCATCGTTGACATGGGTACTCAGCCCCGTGAAGACTTCGTAGATGAGTCCACTGGCGCTACCCGCCCACAGAAGCCTTGTCATCAAGTGGCTGTGTTCGTTGACCTTGTTGCTGACACCGTTGACTATGGTGGCTCCATCGGCAAGGCCCACTACCGCCTCCCGCTGAACCGTGAGTTTGCTGGCGTGTTCTCCGGTATCAACTTCCTTGCAACGCCTCCGAAGGACGCTGACGGCAAGATTATTCAAGGCAAGCCGTGGGGCCTGCACCCTGCATCTCCCATCACCAAGGTGGCTAAGGCCATCAAAAAGCCGGGCATCATTGAGAGCATGGACATTGAGCAGCTTCTGGGTGAGCCGCTGATGATTCAAGTGGAAGTGAAGGAGACGCAGAACAAGGCCGGCAAGCTGGACAAGGACGGCAAGGTGATTGTGTACAAGAACGTTTCCTTCCGTGGCTGTGCTGAGGTGCCCGAGGATGATGATGGCAATATGCTGGAAGTGGCTGAGCTGAAGACGCCTGCTAAGCTGGTGACTTTCGAGAATGCCACTGCCGCTGACATCAAGTTCTTGCGCGCTGGCCTCATCCGTCAGATCAAGCAAGCCCACAACTATGAAGGCTCCGCAATGGAGCGAGCTATCAAGGAATGGGAGGCGTCTGTTGGTGTTCCTAGTGTGACGCCGCAGGCTACGGCTCAAGCTACGCCTCCTGCCGACAAGCCTAAGGCGACGCCTAAGCCCGTCCCTGTGGAAGACTCTGACGACGACGCCCCGTTCTAAAGCCGAGGCCCGCCCAATGGGCGGGCTTTTTAATTTGTACAAGGAGAGCGCATGGGAATGAACACAATTGCCGTTATTGACGGCGACATTATTGCCTACAGGGCAGCAGCAGCTAACGAGACTAGGAGCATTGTTGCCACCCACAAGGCTACAGGGAAGGCCACGCCTCACCCTCATAGGACGGCCTTCAGGGCACACATCAAGGGCTTGTTTGAGGAAGATGAATTCGTTGTCGAGGACGTGCAAGAGCCTGAAGAGCTTAGTCATGCCTTGCACAGCATCAACGTCACCCTCAAGAACATCATGGAAGCTTGTGACGCTGTGAAAGCCGAGCTGTACATTAGTGGCCCTACAAACTTCCGGGACAACCTGCCTCTTCCTAGCAAGTATAAGGGACAACGTGCCGACCTCATGCGGCCATTGCAGCTCAAGGCTTGCCGGCAATACCTTGTTCAGCATTATGGAGCTGTGGCTGCTGAAGGCTGTGAGGCTGACGACATGCTCTCCATGAGGACTCATGCTGGCTTGAAGACGAAGCAGCAAATCATCCAAGTGAGTTTGGACAAGGATAGCTATGGCGTTGAAGGTTGGCTGTACGACTGGACCAAGATGGAGGCTCCAGAGCTTATTCGAGGGCTTGGGGGGTTGTGGCTGACCGCCGACAAGAAGCTCAAAGGAAAGGGCCGCAAGTGGTTCTACGCACAATGGGTGAACGGAGACTCGGCAGACGGCTACTACCCTCGTGAGCTTTCAGGTAAGCGCTGGGGCGACATGAGCACGTACAAGCTGCTGAATGATTGCAAGACAGACACTGAATGCATTCAAGCTGTCCACAAGCAATACGAAACGTGGTATCCTGCGCCTGTCAGCTACAAGGCATGGGACGGCACAGAGCACACCAAGGACGCTGTAGCCATCATGCAGATGTATGCTGACGCGTGCCACATGAGGCGCTTTGAGAATGACAGGCTGGATGTTCCAGCCATGATTGCCAAGCATGTCAAAGGAGAATGAAATGATTGATATTGACAAGCCTTTTAAGTTCAAGGTTAGCTACGGCTACAGGCAAAACTGCGAATACATCTGCTACCCACCGCTTGCCGGCAGTGAGTATCATGAAGTTAAGATGGTAGGCGCAGCGGCTTATGACACCACGTACACAGCAGAAGCTGTCCGCAATAACTTGCGGAACAAGCTGTGGATTCCTTGCGGGTTCGTCCTCACTGACGAATCTGCGGACACCTACAATCCACCAAAGGCTCAGCCCAGCAAGGCTGCCTCAGCCACGTTCCGCCTTATGAGTGAGCAAGGCTGTCAAATCAGCATTGACCCTGCCAGCGAGAGCCTTGAGGTGCTTGTACCAGACTTCCTCTACAACGTCTACATCGACTCAGAGGAAGACGCTGAAGAGCTGCTGAAGACCTTGGAAACCCTGCAGAAATTCAAGCAATGAAGCGCTGCTCGGGAACGATGACGGAGAGCCAATATTTGGCATGGATACGATCAGCTTTGCGCTCAAAGTGGCTACGATGGCCTCCACGAGCTGAGGCTTACAAAGCTGCTCAAGTGGCCTACAAGGGGCCACAAGCTAGGCGCAAGTATTCCTACAAATGCGCAATATGCGGAGGCTTGTTTGCTCAGAAAGATACCCAATGTGACCACTACCCTGTGGACGCTGGTAGCATTCTCTCTGTGGCGGACATTGGGGCCTTTTGCAACAACCTGTATTGCGAGACAAGCAACCTGCGCATTGTCTGCAAGGAGTGTCACGGCATTCATACATATGCCAGCAAGCACGGACTAAGCTTTGATGAGGCCAAGATCGAGAAGCTGGTGATTGAATGGAGCAAGAAACCCGTGAAGCAGATTGTGCAGATGATGGCTGCGCACGGGTACACAGCCAATGAGTTGAGCAATGCAGCTAAGAGGCGGGCAGCGCTGACTGAAGTTTTTAACAGGAACAAGGAGCAATTATGAGCAAGCAACAATGGCAGAGCATGGCTGAAGCAATGGCAAACGAGGGCAGCATGAGCTGGCGGCAGATTGCCAAGGCGCTGGGGATTAGCAAGAGCACGGTGAGTGATTATTTGAGGGGGGTTGGTAAAATCAAAGAGCCGTCTAAGCATTCCAATCGGCACCTGCTGATTCCTGATTGTCAGGTGAAGCAGGGCATTGACACGAGTTTTTTGACCCACATTGGCAAGTACATTGTCAAGGCTCGCCCAGATGTTATTGTCAACATTGGAGACTTTGCAGATATGCCATCGCTGTCGTCCTACGACAAAGGCAAACGGTCTGCTGAGGGTCGGCGTGTGTCGGAAGATATTACAGCCGCAAAAGAAGGGATGAAACTACTGCTCGCCCCAATGCGAGAACTTCAAGCTCAGCAGCAGGCTGCTGGTAAGCCGGTGTACAATCCCCGGATGGTACTGACGCTCGGCAACCACGAAGCTAGAATTGATCGCCATGTTGACGCGAATCCTGAGCTGCATGGTTTTCTTGGCATGCACAGCCTGGGTTACGAAGAGGCGGGCTGGGAGGTCTACCCCTTCTTAAAGCCTGTGATTGTTGATGGCGTGGCATATGCTCATTTCTTCCAGAACGTGCTGACCGGTAAGCCGTTGTCTGGCACGGCAGCCAACATGCTCAAGACAATCGGGCAGAGCTTTACTCAGGGGCACCGGCAGGTACTAGACGTGGCTACCCGCTTCTTGCCGGCTGACGGGAGCCAGCAGTGGGGATTGATCGCTGGCGCGTGTTATATGCATGAAGAAGAGTACAAAGGTGCCCAAGGCAATGCCCACTGGCGCGGTGTAGTGCTCAAGCATAATGTCCGGAACGGTAGTTACGACCCGCTGTTTGTGGGATTGGATTGGCTAGCTAAGACTTATGGAGGGGATAATGAAGCTTGAAGATTACAAGAACGAGTATGGTGAATGGATGCAGACCGGGATGGTCGCCGGGAAGAATTACCCAACCGTTGGTGGCAGGTATTGGCATGACATGACTCAGCGCTGCAAGGTTGGTGGAAGCCGCCAGCGCAACAAGCCAGCCTACATCGGTTGCTCATACACATGGACTTCCTGCCACGAGTTTATCGAATGGGCAAGGCACCAGATTGGTTATGAGGCTGGGCAGCTTGACAAAGACATTCTACTCAAAGGAAACAAAGTCTATTGCCCTGAGCTTTGTGTCTTTGTCCCTAGAGCTGTGAATACGTTGCTTGTCAAGTGCGATGCAGCCAGAGGGGAATGGCCTATCGGGGTGTGCTGGGACGCTAAGACGGAGAAGTTTAAAGTACAACTTAGCGTCAACGGCAAGCAAAGTGGCCTAGGCTACTTCACCACACCTGAAGCTGCCTTTGCTGCCTACAAGCCTGCCAAAGAAGCTGAAGCCCGCCGAGTAGCGGCCCTCTACCGGCCCGTCATCGACCCGCGCGTCTACGACGCGCTTATGAACTACGTTGTGGAGGTAACAGACTAATATGCAGCAAGCCCACTTCACCTTGCGCGGTCTACCCATCACGCTTGTCTGCCTGTCAGATGCAACCGTAGCCTTCGTTGTCCAGCAGCCCTTCCCATCCATATTTGAAGTGGCTGAAGAACCCTCCCAGCCCTACATGCATTGGCATAAAGAATACTTCATCCTACATAGCGAGGGCCAGCCTTCAATCACGCTAGACTACTCGACAACCTACCCATATAAGCAAATGCCGGCCTTGCTGGCTTACCTGCAACTACAAGGACTGGCAACATGACTACACCTGACATCGCCCCTTGCCACATCTGTGGCGCCAGAGCAACACATTTCATTGGCACTTTCCCTTCATGTGACTGTCCCGCCTGCTGGCAAGCTATCATTGAAGAGATCGAGCTAGCCCTTGCCACTAACTTCATTGATAATCTAGGAGAACCCTCATGAGCCGCGTTTTCAGCTTTAACGATCTCCTTCGAATTGACGCTCTCTCAGGCTTCACTGAGCGAGACCTTCTGTACATTGAGAACGACGAGCTTGTCAACAGCTATCTACGCAAGCTTGGTTTCAATATGGCTAGGCCAATCCAATACCTCCCAGCCAAGCATCGAACGCTAGATGGTAAGATTATGGTAGGCTTCCGTGCTGTTGGTGAAGTCTCGTCTAACCCAGAGTTCCTCCGCAGCAAGCTGTGTTCATCTGCTGAGTACCTTGTTGCTGTCAGCAAGCGGGACAACGCACTAATGCAGATGATGAACAACCTGTCAGACGGTGCTGGAGGATTAGCCAGCATTGCTGATGACTTGCCGTGGGTGGCTGCTGACAACGAGCCTGACGCCAGCAAGATTGCCCTTCAACTTGAACTGATGATTGCAGAACGTGATAGCATTCGTGGCAACCCCTTCCGGGAAGACGGAAGCTTGTGGTATCCCGGAGAACTAGAATCTCCAGCCCCTTGGAAATATAAAGGAAAATAAATGATTGTCCTCAGCTTGTTTGATGGCATGTCTTGCGGAAGGCTCGCCCTGGACAGAGCCGGCATCAGTGTTGGCAGGTACGTTGCATCAGAAATTGACCAACACGCCATCAAGGTGTCTGCCAGCAATTGGAGTGATGTTGAACACATTGGTGACATCAACAAGCTCTCCTACGTTGACGGCAAGCTCTTGCAGGGCAGTAAGGTGATTGTGGATGGCAAGATAGACCTCGTCTTGGCTGGTAGCCCATGTCAGGGTTTCTCTCTAGCAGGTAAGATGCAAGCCTTCGACGACCCTCGCAGCCGATTGTTTTACAAGTTCTTGGAGCTGCTGCAAGCTGTGAAAGCATACAACCCAGATGTCAAGTGGCTGCTAGAGAACGTGAAGACAACCAAGGAAGTTGTCAATAAACTGTCAGATCATGTTGGTGTACAACCCGTCATGATAAACTCTTCAGCTTTGTCAGCTCAGAACCGTCCGAGACTGTATTGGACCAACATTCGATACGGACCTGTTGAAGACAAAGGAGTAAAGCTCCCGGACATCCTAGAGCTTGGTGTGCCAGAGCTTTCGCTACTATCTGAAGGTAGAATGTCCTGGCTTCGTAAGTACAAGGATGTCAAGATCAAAGGTGGCTACATTTCTATCGACACGGAGAAGAGCAAATGCCTCACAGTGCGAGGGGAGCCGTCTTGGAACTGTACGTATGTGACTAGAGATGGTGTACTGACAAGGCTCACCCCCATTGAGTGGGAACGCCTGCAGACAGTGCCTGACCACTACACATCTGCTGCGTCTACGGCACAGCGGTACAAGATGCTTGGAAACGGATGGACGGTGGACGTTGTGGCCCACATTCTCTCTAACCTAAAGGAAAATAAATGATTGTGAATATTAAGAAACGCTCTGGTGCTCTGGTGCCGTTTGACGCTGACAAGCTCAACCAATGGGGTGAATGGGCCTCTGGCATTGGCGTCAACTGGAGTGGTGTCGTCCTTGAGGCTACCCGCAAATGTCATGATGGCTGCACCACAGAAGACCTGCATAATGCCCTGATTGCAGCTTGTGTTGACCAAGAGACTACGGCCCACCTTAAGATGGCTGGCCGCCTGTACATTGGTGCCATCTACAAGCAAGCCTTTGGCGATTGGCGCAGCATCCCCTCTGTTGGTGCCATGGCTACCCTCATGAGCGACAAAGGCATGTGGGACAAGATGCCCTACTCTGAGGCTGAGCTGGCCTATTGCGACACATTCATCGACCACCAGCTTGACCTGCAAGCCACGCTCACTGAGACCAAGCAAGTGATGGAGAAATATGCCATCGTTGATCGTGTCAGCAAGCACGTGTACGAGACGCCTCAATTCGTCTACATGCGAATGGCTCTAGGCAACATGGCCGGCATGCCTGCTGATCGTCGTATGGAGGATGTCCGCAAGCTCTACCTCTACCTTGCTCACAAGAAGATTAATGCGCCCAGCCCCTTCTCTGTTAACCTTGGAACTCCTGAGCGAGCCTACGCTTCCTGCTGTGTCACCACCACCAATGACACTGTGCCTAGCCTAGCTGCTGCTGACTACATCACCTATATGATGACCTGTGCAGGAGCTGGCATTGGTGCTCACATCAAGAGCCGCAGCATTGGTGACAAGGTGAGGGCTGGAGCTGTTGTCCACCAAGGGCTTATCCCCTACTACCGTATGACGCAGAGCGCTGTGGCTGCCAACAAGCAAGGCTCTCGTGGCGGCTCTGCTACCATGCATTACAACGTCTTGAACCCGGAGATTGAAGACCTCCTGAAGCTCAAGAACGTTCAAACTGTCGTAGAGAAGCAAGTGAGGAACATCGACTACTCTGTTGGCTACAACAATGAGTTTGCCCGTCGAGTCGCCAAGAACGAGGATTGGATGCTCGTGTCTTATGGGGATGCGCCTGAGTTGTATGAAGCCATGTACGGCCCTTCCAGCTTGTTTGTCGTAGAGTATGAGCGTGTGCTGGCTGACAAGAGCATTCCAAAACGTATCATCAAGGCTCGTAACATTGCCATTGAGATGCTCAAGGAGGCTGTGGAAACTGGCCGTGTATATGAGCACAACACGGAGGAACTGAACCGGCATACGCCATTCAAGGAAAAGATTTACTCCAGCAATCTGTGTTAATCTGGCACCCTCAAGCGGGAACGCTTGTTGCAAACCTGTTGAAACCGGGGAACCCCTCTCGTAGACAATCCCGGGCGAAGCTAGAGACCTTCTCTAGAACGCGTAACGACCATCCCTCACGGGAGTACAGCTTAAGCAAGCTGGAAGCGGCAGGAGCCCAGAACGGGTTATGATATGGTCTGATCTGTACAGTGATGTACAGCGGCTGGCTACGCCAGCGGGGATGCTCTAGCGAAGCGTCTTGAACAACAATGCAAGAGATTGCCCTACCAACCAAAGGATACGGAAGTGTCCAACAGCTCTACGAGGAGAATCTTTCCGAAGACGCTGGCGAGATTGCCCTTTGCAGCCTTGCAGCCATTGCCGCTGGCCTTACCACGGACGAAGAGTATGAAGACGTAGCCTACTATGCTTGCCTCATGATTGACAATGTGCTGTCCTTGATGGACTACCCGTTCCCTCATCTGAAGGCCACGGCCACCTATCGCCGTAACATTGGCGTTGGCATCACCAACCTGGCTTACGACATGGCTAGCCGTGGGCTGAAGTATTCAAGCCTTGAGGGTAAGCGTCACATCTACTACCACGCTGAACGCCACACCTATTGGCTCTACAAGGCGTCTACAAGGCTCGCCAAGGAGCGTGGAGCCGCTGATGGGTGGTACGCCACCAAGTATGCTGATGGGTGGCTTCCTATCGACACAGCCAACGCTGAGATTCAGAAGCGGCTTGGTGTCAGCCCTTCGCTGGATTGGGAGGGCTATCGTCAAGAGATGAAGCTGTATGGTGGCCGCTTCAGTGTCGTCTGCGCAATCATGCCTTGTGAAGCTAGTGCTGTGGCCTCTGGTCACACCAACTCTGTGTACCCTGTTCGTGCTCTGAAGCTGGTAAAGACCTCTGGCACCAACAAGAATTTGTTCATCGCCCCAGACTCTGATAAGCTGGCTGGAAGTTATGAGCTTGCATGGGATGTGTCAGCCACAGACATGGCAGAGATGTATGCTGCCATCCAGTGCTTCACAGACCAAGCCATCTCGGCAGACTACTACATCAAGTATGACAATGAAGGTAGCCGAGAGCTTAGTACGAAACAATTGCTGGCTGATTGGCTTACCCGTGTTAAGCTTGGAGCCAAGACGCGCTACTATATCAACAGCTCTACAAGCGTAGCTGTCAAGGAGGCCGCTGAGGCTCCTGTCTGCGAGGCTTGTTCGCTGTAAACCACGGGAGGGCCAAAGGCCCTCCCTAACAAGGAGAACCAATGGCTGTATTCAATGCCAACAACAAAGCCCACATTACTAAAGAGCATCGTCTGTTCCTTGGAGAGCCTCTGGCCCTTCATGACAGCATCAACGTTCATTACCCAGAGATTCAGAAGCTGTACAAGCGGCAGGTGAGTAGCCGCTGGGTGGAGACTGAGTTCAATTTCCAGCAGAGCCGCCTTGACCTCATTAGCTGCCCTAAGAGCGTCTATGACATTATGCTGCTCAACCTGAGCTACCAATGGAGTGCAGACTCTGTTGCTGCTCGGGCCATTGCTCCTCTGTTTGCCCCGTTTGTCACTTCTTCTGAGCTGTGGAACTACCTGCTCGAAGTGAGCAACATGGAGGTTATTCATGCACTGACGTACAGCGAGATTGTCCGGCAATGTGTTCCCAATCCAGACGAGGTGTTTGGGATGGTGATGGACAATGCCAATACACTCAATCGAGTCAGCAACGTCAACACTGTGTTTGATGAACTGGCCTACGCTGGTGCCATGTACACCCTTGGCTACACCACCAAGGAAGACGCCTACCAATACGTCTACAAGGCCCTGTGCGCCCTGTACATGCTTGAGCGCCTACAGTTCATGGCCTCCTTTGCAGCCACGTTCGCTATTGTGGAACAAGGCTACTTCCAAGGCATTGGCACTGCTGTTCAGAAGATCATGATTGACGAAGTGACCATCCACGCTGAAGGTGACAAGGCTATGCTCGCCATTGAGCATGCCACTCCCCGCGGAGCTTCTGCCAAGGCCAACAATGCTTCCTACGTCTCTCGCCTGCTACACGAGGTGGTGGCTAGCGAGCTTGCTTGGAGTGATAGCCTGTTTGCTGATGGTCGCAGCATTGTTGGTCTAAACCCTTTGCTCCTCAAGGAATGGGTGTTGTACAATGCCCAGGTGGTGGCGGAGGAGCTAGACGTTAAGCTTGCTCACCCTTGGGTTGCCAACAACCCTCTGCCTTGGATGTCCAATTACATTGACATTGACAAGAGGCAGACGGCCATGCAAGAGACTGTGGGAGCCAACTACAGTTTGAATGTTCTGCAAAATGATGTTGACGAAGGAGAAGAATTTGAGTTCTAATGCATACACGCTGTTCAGCAAAGCGAATTGCCCTCAGTGTGTTGTTCTGAAGAGCAAGCTGCAACAGCAGAATGTCGATTACAATGAAGTGGATGTTGGCTCTGACAAGGAGGCTCTTGCCTTCCTGAAGGGCCAAGGCCATCGATCTGTCCCTCAACTCTACCTTGGTGCTTCTTGCATCACCAACCAATTCAAAGGAGAATGAAATGCTTGCTTTCCGAGGGCTCGTTGTAGCCCTGTTCATTATGCTGTGGGTGGCTGCCTTTGCTGGCTGGCTAGTCAACATTGCCAAAATCTTCATGACACTGGATGATGCTGTCACCGGGCTGTTCATTGCCCGAGTTGTAGGCGTGTTCGCCATGCCTCTTGGCTCTGTGCTAGGATACTTCTGATGTCAATCAAAGCTCAAGCAAGCTACTGGGTCTTCGAAGACATCGTTGAGTTCCTGTCAAAAGGGCCCACCTTCGACATCTACCGCATTGCATGTGCCAATGACTCTTTCTGTGGCAACAAGCTTGTCCACATCAACTTCCCTAACTAATCAAAAGGAAACCACAACATGACCGAAGCTACCAACAAAATCCTCGTCACCATCGACTCGTCCAATATCGAGATTGATGTTGCTCTATTCAATGCCTACCAGCAAGAAGCCTTCCTTCATCTGCGTACCCTTGAGGGTGCCAAGGAGCAGCTTAAGGAAGTGGTGGAGACCATGGCTGAAACCACCGGCCTGCCCAAGACCCTGCTGTCCAAGTATCTGAAGGCCAAATATGCCGAGAAGACCAAGGAGCTGTCTGAGGTTGGCAAATGCTTTGAAGCTCTGGACGAAGGGACGGCTGGCTAACAGACGTAAAAAAGCCCCGTTGATTTCTCAGCGGGGCAAGCAGCACTAAGCTGCGTCCACAACAATTCTTATAAGCCCGTACAGCTCACGTTGTACGGGCTTCTTTCATTGTGCTTCAGCTTCCTTGGCAGGCAGGATGCCAACAGATTCTGAGGTGATGTATGTAGCCACGACGTTCACGACGCCGATGATTCCTGTGACAGCCATTGTCACGAACTCGGGGCTAAGGCCAGCCGGAACGGGGACTCCATAGGCAGCAGCCACGTTCACCAGAGCCACCACGAGGCCAGCAATAACGGTGGCATTGATTTGCCCACGCTTCCAAACTTCCTTGTCGGCCACAGCCTCGCCTTTGCGAAACAGGTCGATGATAGCAATTGTCTTGCTCATTTCATTTCCTTTGCTTTGAGTGTAGAGAGGGCCACCTTGTACAGAGCTTGCCTGTCAGCTAGTCCGTTGGTGCCTCCGTTGATGCGCTTAGTGATGGTGAGGAAGTCTTCGGCATCTGCCAGAGCATTGAGCTTCCTGCTGTCCCAGAACCATGCTGCCGACAGGCAAGCCCACTTAGGTTCTTCTAGTGTTGTTGGTGATGCTACAAAGTCGAAGCCGAAAGCATCTGAGAGTTGCTTGTAGTTGGCCTTGCCTGTGAGCTGAATGAGGCCACGGCCCTTGTAGCGCACCCCATCCCCAGGGGATGTGTTGCCGAGCGCTTTACGGCCCTCGTAGGCAGCCCCTGAGGCCAGCTCCACGACATACCTAAGCTGCCCACTCTCATGGCCCAATTGAGCCAAGAAGGCTGCCATCCTCAAAGGTGTGTTGATGTTGTAAGCTGCCATAGCCTCATTCAGCGGCCCCAGGAATTTGTCCACACGTGCCTTGGCATAAGGCATGATGGTAAGCAGCTCAGCTTTTGTCAGCATGCTTGTCCTCCTTGTCATCAGGGCTAACCAAGAAGCTCCTCACGAGCTTTGAACGCATGGCCAGATTGATAAGGGCTGGCGTGCCCATATGGGCTGACACCCCGCACAGCACGCCCATAAGTGGGCCAGAGATGCCAGCATAATCGCAACCAAAGAAGGTCATCATCCCTGCAAATGAAGCGCTAGAGATGTGGGCAATAAACCCCGACCATTTGAATTTCTCCTTCTTGTCAAAGTAGCTGGTGATGCCAGCCCAGATGGAGATACCCATGACACCAATGTAGGTCATGACGCCACTTTGCAGAAGCTCTTGTTTCGCTGTAATGTGTTCTTGAATGTTTGCCATTGTGTCTTGGAAAGAGGAAGGCATCACACCTCCTCTATCTGTAGCTGGGTGGCAAACTGATTAAGGAACGTGTATGCAATGGATGATTGGCGGGAAAGCTTCCCGTAGATTTGGAACATCTGTTCCTCTGATGCGTCAGAGCTTTCAGGGGTGAGCTGGACATACAGAGCCTTGCTCATGCCGTTTAGACGCAGCACTTTCCATAGCACATCCCTGTCCGTTGTAGGCATGAGGGACAAATCAAAGCTTAGGGTTTTGTAGACGCAACCTCTGTCTGTGTGAAGGTCTCCCGCGTCTGAGCGTTCATGCTTGCTGCCTTCTTCCACGCTGAGCTTGACGCCATATTCGACGTTATTGACAGGGCTCCAATAAGCCCCCACCACCAGCCTAGCAGCTTCAATATAGCCCAAGCTGTTAGCTGTGTCGGCAATGTCCACAACAATCTTCTTGACGCTTGTAGGGGTGATGTACACGTCGCTACAAGCTGCCCCGCCATAAGCATAGGCATTGACGCCAGAAGGCAGACCATTCCAATATGTGCTGCCGTAGCTGCCAGGGCAAGCCAGGATGGTGCCAGAGTCCACGACAGGACTAGCATCACCTGTGTTTGTGTAGCCACGTACACGGATGGTGGCTGTGCTGCTCAAGGAACAGAACGGAAGAGCCACAGCACTCACAGTTTCAGCCGTTGTCCACGTCATTGTGAGTGTGGCTGTATTGCCTGTGCTGCGCCACACTTCGCTCTTACGGTCTGTAAGAAGGTTGGCTGCTACAAGCGTTCCCGCTGTTGTGGAAGCTGTCAGTGTGCTTCTGTCGGCAGCGTTACTGTATACAATTCTCAGATTTGCCATTATACACCTCTGTATGTTTTAAACAACAAACATGAACCACGTATATTGGTGGCTCATATTCTGTCTTATTCGATTGCATCTACGATGCCGTGTGCCTCTCCAGGCTTACCGTAATATGTACGTTCCCACCTGTCCTTGCACCAATCAGCTTTGCAGCTCTTTATCTGCACAGGCATCCAAGCCATATTGATGACACTGTCACAGCCACCAGAAGCCAGAGGGATGATGTGGTCTACAGCCCATCCTTTGCAAGCTCCTGTGGAGCTTCCCGTCACAGGGCAAGGGTGGAGCCTCTTGTAAGCTGCCAGCACAGAGCTGCTGCGTACAATGACGTTGTTAGAGTCCCGGGGCGCCTCTCCACATAGCCTATAATCGACGCGAGAGTCGAGGACGTAGGGTAGGGTGGGTAAGCCATCGATCGTCGATTTACCCCCTAAACTCAGGCTGTGGAAGCCACCTAAAAGGGCTAATACGAGGAGCTTTCCAATCAAAGCTTCTCCCCTTCGTCAGCTTCCAGGTTTTCCTCACAATGGCCCTTGTCAACAAGGTCTAGGAGCTTGCATAAGACGCAGCCCCAGTGCTTGCCTTTATGCTTGGCCTTGGCTGCTCTAGAACTTATGGTTTCGTCTGGGTAGCCGCCAAGGATGGCGTTGGCAAGCTGGTCAATGCCGATGAGGACATTCCAGAGCCACAAGCTCACGGCATCATATACAGCCCTCCAAGCTGCATTGTCTGTGGCTCTCATTGGAAATCCTTTGTGTAGGCCCATTCAATGGCTTCCAGCTCTTCTGCTGTAGTAGTGGCGTCAATGGCTTCTCGAAGAGTCCTGCCATAAGCATGCACAGCCATCACTTGCCTACCAATAGCCACCCCAACAGCAGTGAGGACATTGATGTCTACAGTGACTGGCTTGTTGTCTGCTGTAGTCCAGACGGTGGACCAGCCGGAGGCCCCTCCAACAATCTGAGCATATTGGATGGTGCCGGCGATGCGCTGAAGGCTTAAAGCGTCAGCATCAAACCAATTGCCGTTGACAAACACAGAAGATTCCTCAGCAGCAGAACGAAGAGCCTTGATAGCCTCCCACTTAGCTTGCCGCAGAGCCGCCATGTCCACTTCGGGTGCTGCAGGGAGGTAGTAGGTATGTGTTTGACTATCCCAGAGGTGAAGGGGGGAAGGGCTGTCACCCCTTCCTTGCCATTGCTCCCCGTCCCACCAGTGGCTTTCTGAGGGAGGTTCTTCATACACAACCGTTTCACCCTCCCTTGTGTTGAGCAGCACACTGGCTTCATCTGCCACAGAGAGTGCCCTCATCTGCTGCCCATATGCTCCGGTGACATATACCTTCATTTTTTCAGCTCCATAAGTACGATGCCCCTTTTCTTCACTTTCAAGGTGTTTATGACAAACGTGATGGCATCGCCGCTTGTCTGTCTGGCTGTGGCTGTGGCTTGTAGAGTGTATGTGTGCGTTCCTGCCGCAACAGATGTATCTGTGTAGGGGACAATGTTCAACGTTCCACTACTGGTTGCGGATGCAGACACGTAGCCGGAACTTGCCGTGTCTGTCTCCCTTGCGAAGGGACCCTCGGATGAACTAATTTCCACGCCATCTCGTAGAACACGCATGCGTGTCGTTGCCTCAGCCCACACAGTTCCGCCTGATGTTTTTACACCAATCACATTGGCGAAAACACAGCACCCTGCCATAACGACAACTTTTCCATTAGTTGCAACGTTAACCGAAAGTTCTTGCACTGTTTGCCAAGTGTCTGTCGCAAGGGAAGACCAAGTAGATTCACTGTCAGTGTAGGCTGAGCTTGTCAGGCTCACAGCCTGCCCCCGGATATTCACCGTGTCAATGACATCCACTTGGCTGATCGTGAGCACGCTGTTCTCGATCTGCATGCCCGGCATATACATGTTGCCGTCTGAGCTGACCTGAAGGTACTTATTATCATGGTAGCTGCCTAGCAGCAAGCCTTCAGGGCCGAGATAATAACCTGTACCACCTGAGGCTGGCCATGCCCATCCGTTGTATGCCCCTCCGCGAATGGACCCTCGGAACTTGGCGTTTCCAGCTTCCAGGTATCCGTCACTCTTCCGCAGCATCCAACCAGAGACATCTGGAACATAGTTGTCGCTCTGTAACACATTACTGACCTGTGCTGAGCCAATTGCAAGGTTAGCGATGTATGTGGAAACGTTAGACGTAGTGATCGGGTTTTGCACTCGCACCGTTGTCTGGTCGATTAGTCCGCACGGCACCCATGGCCCTGGAAGCATGGCGTCAGCCCCCACCTCCTCCACCTGCACACGTGTAATGAACGCGAAGCTATCAGACTGTCCAGCCTTTGTATCATACTTTCGCAAAGCTACTCTGATGTAAGCACAATCGGCAGGTATTACGCGGTTGTGGTAGCACCGTTTGTAACCCTCCAAGGTGGTGCCTCCGAGCTTTTCCTCGTCATTAGCTTGCAGGCTATCACTGGAATGCCCGTGACCTACAACATTACCTGCCGAGTCAAACAGAAAGTAGAACAGCAACAGTCTGCACCTGTGTGCCCCTGTGTACCCAGATATTGCATAGTTCTTGCCGGGTGTCACTGGAACTGGTGTAGACAGGTATTGCCAATAATAACTGTCATCCCCTACACGAGGCCCTTGGCTGATCCACATGACAGATGTACCCGCAGCCCCTGCAGGGGCAAGTCTCCAGTTGCTGTTGAGGTTTACCCCTTTGTCACAACTGGCGGGGGACAGTCCGTAGGAGCCATTGAAATACCAACCCTCCAAGTTATTGTCAAAATCTGCATTAAACAGCAGATTAACACCCGATGAAATGGCGCTGTTCTTAATGGCAGCGTCAACCAAGGTAGACCCGGCTGAATCCTTCAAGTTGACGCCGGCCTGGGCGCCTACGGTGGCGTTGTCCGCTGGCTTGCCTGTACCACTAACCCCACTCCATGAAGCCCGCTGACCAGCAATCTCGCTGATCTTAGCAACCAGCACGGCATAAGAACTATCCACAGCAGCCCAATAGCTACGCAGAGTAGTTCCCACGATGTTAGTATCTGTGTTGGTGTCGTTCCAAGCCGGGGCCAGTCCGTTAAGATATGCTGCCAAATTATCTACAGCACTTGTGTACGAGTTTCGTTCAGACACAATACCGTAGTTGTTGGCACTTTGCGTGATACTGGAAAGACCTTGCTCAATGTCATTCCACAGCATAATCATCTGCGGCTTCTCTCCTCTAGAGAGGACATTATCTGACGCAAATGCTTGGACCGAAGCCAGAGCTGTGGAAGCATTGCTCTCAACAGTTTGGGCCAGCGTACTACCAACATATGTGCCGGCAGGTGCCCCGTAAGTCGCGCCCGGCTCAGTGCGCGACAGGTAAATGCCGCTGATAGCCGCATACCCGAAGTTGTCAAAAGCATCCATCTGAATCCACGGATACGCTTTGACTGCACCTGCGGGGACGACGAAACTGCCTCGAAGCCAGCCGCCAGCTTGACCAGGTGGTCGATACGAGCCGACATGTTCGAAGGCAAACGGCGACCCGGAGCTATTGATGAAATACATCCCGATGGTGACTTGGCGAGCCGTTCCACCAGTCCAGATAAACGCACCACCGTAGATTCGCTCACCCGGGATGACCGGAATCTGGTTGTCCGCCTCCATCGTGTCCCGGGCGCGGACGAAGATTTCTTTCAGGCCGATGGCGCTGGTGCCGCCCTCGTTCGTTGCGCCGCCATTCCACCCCCCGACACCCGCAGTCGAGAAATCGAACTTGCGGATCAAGTTGTCGCCAACCGCCACTTCGCTGTTGAGCGTGCCAGCAGGTGCATAGGCTGTCTGCAAGGCCGTGCCCGCTGCAAGGATGATGTTGCCGCTAGAATCCTTGATGCTCAGGCCACGGGAGTCAATGTCATCTGCTGTAATGCTGCCGGCGACAATCTTATCCCCTGTGATGCTGTTAGCCGCAATGGCATTAGCTCCGACAGTACCAGTCACCAGCAGGTTGCCGTCCACCACAGCGTTGACAACAAGCCAAGAGCTGCCGTCCCAGAACTTTGTCTGAGTGAAGCCCATTGAGTTGTTATATTGCTGCACTGTGTCATTGCGCACAGGACCGCCGTCAATGGATGCTGTGGTTGTAGCCAGAGCATCGCTGAAGGTGTTTGTAGAGCCGCTGAGGGGCACGTAGAAGCTCTTGGAGCCACGGATGCCATTAGTTCCGTTGGTGCCATTAGAGCCAGCAGCCCCTGCTGAAGCTTTGGACAGCGTGAAGATTTTGTCCAGCGTCAGCGTGCCGAATGTAGCCCTGATGGTGAGAATGGTGAGGCTCTTGGCAACAGGGTAGTTGGCTGTGACAGCGAATGTCCCTGCTGATGAGCCAGAGGCTGTCAGGCTGTAAGTCAGGCTGTCAGGATTGCCCCCAGCAGGAATGGAGAATGTGCAAACTGAGGTGACATCATTGATGCCTTGGTACACCTTGAACTGGCCGCCTGCTCCAAGATGGCTGGTGACGTTGCCAGCAGAGTCTGCGGGTAGCGTGTGGCTCTCATTGGTAAGCAGGCCATTGATTGCGTCAGCCCCTTCCCTCACTTTGCACACCGTCAAATCGTCTGTATAGGTCTTGCTGTCTTCAACAAGCGTTAGACGGAAGGTGACGACATCTGTGGTGAGCTGGCTTGCATTGAATGTGAAGCTACCTGCTGTAAGGGCAGGGGTGACAGACATGCTGCCAGCAGCCAGGGTGAACGTAGGCGTGTTGACGAGGTTCTTTGTGTAGGCTGTGATTGTGATTGACGCAGGAGAAATGCTCCCCGTCTTAGGGATCTGGAAAATCTGGCTTGTTGCTGCCAGATAGATTTGCTTTGTGCCCTCCACAACCAAGCCCAATCCTGTCACATTGCTTTGGTCAACCTGCACATTGCTGCTCAGGCTCACCACCTCAAGGCGGGGCTGTGTCAAAGGGATTTGCACATCTCGTGCGTTAACCACTGTAGCCATTAAACTATTACCTCAAATTCTACCTGCGGGTTCATCCAATCTTTGGAGATTGAAATGATTTGCCCTGTTTTTCCACTGGACAATCCAAAGCGAGGATGCTGGATTGTCATACTCTTGCCAAGCTCCTCCTGAATCAGTGAGTAGAAGCCTGTGAATTTAAGCGTCTTACGTTGTGTCGAGAATAGCGTCAAGCGCCTGTTGGTTTCAGCAATAGCGCCTACAGCTGTCAGCAACAATGTCTCTTCCATTGTCGGGTCTGTATACAGATTGTAGTTGGCTGCTGCTGTACTGTCAGACCTTGTGATTGTCAGCCACTCTTCTGCATACAGGGCAATATGCGCTGCCGGGATACCTGTCGTCAGCCCATCCTGCACTGTCCAATTCTTGCAATAGCCAAGCTTCACAGAAGCTACAACAGGGACAAGCTGACCCACAGACAAACTATGCTCAAGGATTGAGGCCCCTGTCACTGTGGTGCCTGCTGTGGCTTGCGGGAGAGATAGCTTGACAATGGACAGCAGCCCTGTCTGGCTCATCACTACACGAGCCCCGATGCTTGCAGCCACCTTGTTGCAGCTCTCAAGTACGTTAGCCCTGGAGCCTAGGAACAGGCCCACAGGGGCTGTGTTAGCACTCTGGAAGGCTGACAGGGCCGTAGTGTCTAGGTCTGCCGTTGTAAAGCGTTGAGAAACACTTCCCCACTGCGTAGCCAGACGGGTGATGATGCCTACAACATCATTAGCGTAGGTGGAGCCCTTGTCGCCTTGAACGCTGCAAGTGATGGTTCCAGCAGGAGACCCAGCCAACCTAAACTTGCCTGTAGCGAGGTAGGGGGTGAAACTGACAGGGACGCCATTATCCCTTACCTCAATAATACTTTCAATAGGCCCGGGGTGTACCTGATACTCTAGGATAGTGGAGTCAATGAGCACAGGCTCAATGTTATGCACCTCACCAAAGCACAGGGGTATAAGGTTGTCAGCCAGAGACCCTGAGCCACCCACCTTCACCTCGCTGACAGGGGTGTTCAGCCTTTGGAGCTTGTCACTAATCTTGATGTTGATGCGCGTCCTGCTGCGCATATCGATGCCGGTAGTGATGCCGTCAAACACTTTGCGAAACTCTGCTCGTGCCCAAGTGACATCACCAAGGTAGGCTTTGATTGTCCTGTTGGCCCAGAAGTCGTCTACCCATGTGTCCAGGGAGCCATCAAAGTTGTTAAGCTCAATGTCTCCGTAGCTTAGGCTGACATCCCCTGTCAAGGACATGCTCTGGGTGAACTTAACGCCACCCACAATACGTGCCATATAACCTGTAGAGGCGGGGACGTCACCACTTTCTGTGACATACCCTTTATTGGAAAGGTAGCGGGTGGTGGTTCCTCCCGCAGCCAAGCCAACTTCCACCTCTACAAGCAGGACACGAATAGCAGCGTCATTATTCAACCACGCTGCATATTCTGCGTCTGTCATGCAAGAGTTCCTTTCACTCGTTGTGTGTATGCTGAAGCGCTCATAGCGTCTTGTGTGCCCGCCACCACTGCTTGAGCGTTCTGCTCTTGAGCATCGTATGTGGCAACGACAAGAGCACCTGTTTGCTCTTGGACCGTGCTTTGCAGAGAGGCCACTTGTGCTCGAAGGCTACGCAGCTCTTCCACGAGGCCAGCATTGCTGTTTGAGCTGCCTTGCTGGTAAGCCTTGTTCTCCTGCGCTGTGAGCACAGCCTCGCCCTTGTGAAGCTCGGCCGTATACCCGTCAAAAGGAACGAAGGACAGGCCATCAGCATGAGAGCCATCCACCCCTGTTGCAGCGACAATGCCAAGACCCATGGCAGCTTGCAGCTCATAGATGGCCTGAGCCACAGAGAGCGTGCTCTCATTCAAAGTGATGAGGCCGTCAACCTGAAGATTGAGAGCGTCAAGACTGGCTTGAGACACATCCACCCGAGAAGCTGTGAAGCTTTCCAGAGCTGTTGTAGCAGCGAGGACATCGGCGAAGTTGGTAGTGTAGCCCTCGCCAGAGGCGAACATCTCCTTGGAGAGCTTCAGGAAGTCTGTTGCTACAGACTCAAACTCTCCAATGGCTGTAGTATCGCCGCCAAGGGCAGCAGCTTTGGTGCTTTCGTACAGGGCTTGCTGGGTGGCATATTTTTCAGCGTTTGAAGCCGTGGACATGTCACCAGTGATGAGCGTGTTCTTGAAGTCTGCCAGCGAGCTGGAGAAGCCTTCAAACTTCTCCTTCAGGTTGGTAAGGCTTTCAGCTTCAGCGTCATACGCAGCTTGCAGGTTGTCCCGGGCAGCACTGACAGCTTCGTCAGCAGCATCTGCCAGCTCAAGGAATGAATCAGACAGCAACATCACCTTCACTGCCAATGCTGTGCCATCCTCGCCTGTAGCTTGCAGGCTATCCACAAGAGCACGGAAGTCTGTCGTTGTGGAAGGGGTTTCGAGACCAAGCTTGGCAAACTCGCTGCGCAGCTTGGAGAGCTTGGTAGCGTTCTGCTCAGTCTCAGTGAAGAAACCTTCGGTGTAGCTTTCCAGCGCATCACTGAGAGCTTCAAGCCCGCCAGCAGCTCGGATGAGGTCTGTTGTGAGGTTGGTGCCAAGCCCAGCAGCAGCCATCATGTCACGGGCCGCAGAGAGTTGGTTATACACCTCAATCAGTTCTTCAGCCGTGCCGGAGAATGTTGAGATGATTTCATCAACTCCGCTGGCAAGTGTGCTCTCTACGGCGACGATACTCTGCCTGATAAGCTCTGTAGCAACATCACCTTGTGTATTTGCAAGGTCTGACAGCGCCACCATGCTGATGCCAAGTAGGCCGAGCTGGTAGCTGGCGCTTTCCGCTCCTGAAGCAACTCGGACAATGGTTTCAAGGTAGCCCTCACCAACTTGGGCAAAAGCTTCGAACCCAGGCAGCACAGCCGCTGCCATCTTATCGCCCTCGGCGCCAAACACAGCAGCCAGTCGTTCTTGAAGGTCTTCTCCTGACAACCCCTTCAGGTCGATACGGCCGATATCCACCACAAACGTAGCGAGCTTTGATTCCACAGTATCCAGGGAAATTCCCAGCGGCGTTGCAGCCGCAGTGATGGCATCTGAGAATCCACCAAGAATAAGACCAAACTGCTGGGCGATACCTTGGTCAAGTTCTCCTGTAACCGAAGATGTTGACGTACTCTTAGACAGTCCAAACCAGCTCTTCTTGGTGGTAGCCACGTCGGCGTATTGCTGCATACCGCCACCAGCAATAACGTCTGCAAGATTACCGACAATTTCTACGCCAGCGCCGACAATCTCCTGCTTGACGCCTCCCCACAGTCCTTGCAGACCAGACACCAAGCCGCCAAGACCAATGGCACCCAGCACTGACGCGCCCAGGTCCATGTTTTTGCTGATACCAAGAGAATTGGAGATTGGGTCGCCAACATTCTTGATATTGTACTGGTTGACATCGAGATTACTGCCCGTCGAGATGGTGCCGTTACGGAGCAGGACATTAGTGACGCCACTAATCTTGTCGTTGATGCTCTGCAAGGCGGTCAGCATTTTAGCGCTGTATTGCATCGTGAGAGTATCAACATCCGCCAGCAAACCAATGCTGTTGGCAATAGATTTGCTCTCAGCAGAACTGTCCCCCAGCACTGTCCCTGTGCCGGTATTGGTGACAGAGCCTGACCCTTCGTTACCGCCACCAACCATACCAGTAGCAAAGCCAAGTGCAGCCATGATAGCAGCCATAGCTGCCATACGCGGGAAAGCTGTGTAGGGGTCGCCAGAGGCTTGGTTCACAACACCAACTGTAGCTGCTGCAGAACCTGTGGCAAAATAGGCTTGAGTCTGGATGGCCGTGGCTGTCACGGTAGAAGCTGTCTGTGTCTGGTCGCCAATAACCTTGGCGGCTGTGACAGCATTGATGAGCCCCATCTGTGTCATTGCGCTCTTGATTTGCATGGCAATCTCGAATGCCCTAAACACTTGCTCAGCCGCTTGAAGAGCTTTGTAGCCCCGGGAACCTTCTTCAAAATACTGCTTGGCAGCTCCAGCCATGTCTCCGTAATGCGTGATGGTGTTCTCGGCCTCCATTTCACCGATTTTCTCCATCATCTTTTCACGCTTCTGCAGGTCTTTACTTTCGGACGCCACTTCCCGCAGCTTTTGAATCTTGGACTCACGCACAGATTGCTTCTCAAGGGCCTTGATAACGCCATCAATAGCCTTACCGGCCTTGCCCATGCTGCCTGCAAGAGCATCTCCAAACTTCTCAGCTTTCTTCGGGTCAAGCAGCTTGGCAAACTTGTCGTCAATCTCAAGCTGACCATACTTCGTGGCCTCTGCTGTCAGTGCTTCCCGGGCAACAAGTTGCTCCTTCAGCGTCCCAATCAGAGTCACTTGAGCTGCTGTAAGCTCTGGCATGGCCTCAAGCTGGGCGACACGATTACGGGTCTCCACTTCCTCAAGACGTTCTGCCTCGCCCTTAGCCATGCCGTAGGTTGCCACCTTGATGCGCATGGCTTCCACTTCGTCCTTGATGCTCTTGAGCTTAGTCTCTTCCTTTTCTTGCAGGGCCGCTTCGTTCTTGAGAACGTCGATTGTGTGAGCATTGCGGCGTTCCAGCCCAGCAGTCATTTCCGCTGTGGCAAGCTGGGCACGGGTAAAGTTCTTTTCACTCTCCGAGCCTCCAAACACTTCAAGCTTGTTAAGCTGCTCCTTCAGGGCAATGACAGCTTTCTGCGCAGGACCAAGCTTATCATACTCAAGGCCAAACTTGGACAGCCTATCTTGAATCTCAAGCTGCTCCTTGTACTTTGCCGTAAGCTCGGCCATGGCATCACGTTGCTTTTCAATAGCAGCTGCTGCGGCTTTAGCTGCTTTCTCGTCAGCCTCCTTGGCAGCAGGTTTGCCACCACCTCCGAAGTCTTGTCCCCCTACCTTAATGCGAGGGCTCATGTCAACAGCCTTGTCAGCCCCTGAGCGCATCAGCTTGTCAAGCTCACCATTACCTTCCTGCAAATCTTTAACCCACTTGCCAGTGGTGTCGTGCATACCTTTGAAGGTGGCTTCAATATTACCTTCAGCATTCTGAATGCTGGTGGAGATGTCAGCGAGAGCTGTAGCTGCTTCCCCGAGCCCAAGGTCTCCAAGGCCAGAGGCTTTTGCAGCAGAACCTAGCACACCGAGAAGCTTGCCAACTCCGCCAGTAATCCACTCTACAATCTTCATAACCCAAGTGAATGGGGCAACAACAAGCTCGACAACGGCAATGCCAATCTCAGCCACTGTGTACCCAAACACCTTCAGGATGTCTACACCGCCAGCAATCAGCATGCGCACCCCGAAGAGAGCTACAGCCACTGCGGAGGTTTCCTCCCCAATGCCAACAAGGTGGCCTACCCAGCCTCCAAGCAGCTTACCCACGCCCCACACATCGCTGGCAATGCCAACCACTTGTTCCCAGATTTGACCAATTATCTTGCTGTTGGCTTCCACCCATTGCATGACGGAAATGAAAGCATTCCCAAGCCCGCTAGCAATCAGCGGGATGAGCTTCTCCACTGTGCCTACAGCCTTAGCCATTTCTTGGTTGAACTTGGTGCTCTCACCCATTTCACCTACAGCACGCAGCCATTCATTCTTAAGGCGTGTCATGGCATCCCCAAATGTCATGGGGATCTTTGCAAAGTCTTCTTGCCACTTTGGCAGAGCCTTGGTAATGGCGCTTTGCAGCACCTCAGCAGTGATCTTGCCTTGAGAGGCCAGCTTCTTCAGCTTACCTTGCATCTCCTCCGCTGTCTTACCCCCAACCGCCATCTCAGCAGCCACAGCCCGCAGAATAAGCGGAGAGCCTTCAGCCACTGAGTTGAACTCAGCTCCGTTAAGGCGACCAGCGTTCATGGCTTGGCTGTATTGGAGCATGACAGAAGACGCTTCCCCTGCTGTGGCTCCGGACAGCTTCAGGGCAAGGGCTACACCCTCCACCTGCTTCAAAGCGTCAGCATGAGAGCCACCCATGCGCGTAACCACGGGATACAAGCGGGTGTACAGCTTGGTGGTGTCCTCAAGAGGGGCTCGCATCTTCTGCGCAAGATCGAACAAATCAGCCTGAGCGTTCTTGGCATTCTCCATTGAGCCTGTGACAATGTTTAGGCGAGCGCTCATGCTCTGCCATGCGTCCGCTGTCTCAATGACGTTCTTGGCAGCAGCAATAGTTGTGTACACGGAGAACGCCGTAGCCATCGCCTTGATGGTGGATGTCATCACTGTGTTATGTTCAGCGTGCTGACGAATAGCATTCGATGAGCGTGTTGTGGCCTCCGTGAACGTGCCCATGTCCTTCATGCTCTGAGAGAGAGCTGCTGTCGTGGCACGAGCGCTGTTAGCGAGCTGAGCAAAGGCACTATTGAGGGAGCCTAGGTTGTTAGCCCAAGCAGCAGTGGTGGCACCCATGTTCACGTTAGAGAGGGCCGCCAGCGTGCCTGAGAGCTTCTGTACGCTCTTCTCAGCTTGCTCCGCAGCCCTAGCCAGCCCACCTTGCCCATTGCGCCCAGCAAGGGCTAGAGACGCCTCCTTGATGCCGTCGCTTTCGACGACAATTGAGAGGCGGGATACGTCCATTGTCACAATGTGTCCTTTTGTTCTTCAGAGGGAGGGGCCTTCTTAAGCCCACCGAAAATAGCCATAATCTTGGAAGCAACAGCGTCCCTGTCAATCTCATCCACCACTACATGGCTGTAAGGGGCTGGGCGAAGCCTGTCCGTAGCCAGGGAAAGCTCGTTCACATACTCATCGCTGAGCTGTTTCACCATGAGCTTCTCCCATAAAGAAAGCTCTCTGTCTGTACAACGAAGCCAATGTTCAATTTCTACCCATGAAAGCGGAACGGGCCCCATGCCGCTTGTAGACATGAGGCCCGCTTCGTACAGCAATCCAATAATGTAGCCTGCTGAATGCTCCTCAATATCTGGGAGCTTCAGAGAGGGATGCTCCTCGTCTACGGCTTTAAAGGTCGCTAAGCGGGATTTCTTCCCGCCTTCAGGGATTGCATGAAGCCACCCGAGATGGCTTACATACAATTTCAAACATTGACTTACTGAGCCAAAAAATTGGCTGTATCTCCAAGAGCTGTGTCCACTTGGTCACGCACCCATGAGTATTGAGTGTCAGAGAACAGCTCACGAAAGTCAGCTTCAGCCTTGACAGGCTTGCCGTTGAGGGTCAGTTCCTTGGAAGTGGCTGCACAAGCCACCAGCAGCTCTGTGCTCTCTTCACGCATCACTTCAGCAGAGGCTTGCTTCTTGGTAGAGCTGCGCTTGATCTGACGGTTTTGCATGGCCGTAAGAGCATTGCGGTATTGCTTTGAGGATGAACCGTACAGCGTGATGGTGACAGGCTTTGTACGCTCTTCATCAGCAAACAGAAGCTCGCCAGACACAGGGTGAGTGAGCTGCAGTTCGAAGGTGTCCTTGAGGGCCAGGGTATTGATGTCAAACATTCTTTATTCCTTATGTTGTGGAGCCTTGTGGGCAAGGCTTGATTATACTTTATGGGGAGGGGAAGTCAATGTTGAGAAAGGGCTTGCCCTTTCTCAATGTTCACCGGCAGGGGCTTAGATGGTCGGCAGGTTAGCCGTCAGGAAGGCCTTGATCCCACTGAACGCACCGCCTGCGGAGATGTTGCCGTTGAAAATGAAAGCGTCACCCTGCGCAGTGGTATGGATGCCTGTCCCGACACCATCCGACGCTGCGTAGTTGGCGTTGTTGGTCGAGAACGTCGTACCGAGCTGCCCGAGGTCACAGAATTTGACCAATGAGTCCGCGGCTGTAGTGACGCGTGACGCTGCTTCCACCCTGAGCAGCACGGCCTGGGCCTCGCTGGGCGCGTGTTGCAGTGGATGGCAGCCAAGCACCAGCATTTTTGCTCGCGGATATCTGGCCTTCTTGTAGTCAATCGCCTTTTGCAGATTCGACCCATACACCGCAGCGGAGACGAGCTGCACAGCGTCATTCACCATGGGTTCGTAGACCCACAGATCAATCTGAGGTCGATCAAACATGCCGGCGTAGCGCCATGCCTCGTGTTCACTGGAATTCGATCCGCTTGCCGCAAACATCGTTGCCCGGACGCTCTGGCCAGCTTCGGAGTAGAAGTTCCGGATCATCCAGTCATACATGTCGTACTTTTTCGTGCGGCCCGTCCCGTTGAAAATCGAATCACCGTTGAAGAAGATGATTTTGTCTGCTGAAAAGTTCAGGTCGTCATACATCACGTACCCGCTGACAGAAAGCGAAAGATTACCGGTCGCCGTAATTGCAGTTGTCGCAGCAGACCCGTCCGCGTTAAGAAGTTGGCGGACATTGATGCCGATCATGCCGTAGGCCATTTCAGCTTGCCGCATGAATCTGCGAATCGGGATTACGGTCGTCACCCCTGGCGCGGTGTTTACGTAGATATACGGGTAGTTTGCTGCATCAGACCTGATGCCGGCCCCCCAATTAATTTGCGCCCGAGAGTAGAAATTTGCATGGACCGTTATTGATTCAACGAAAACACAACGATTAGGCGGGAGATTGGGCAGCGATACCCCGGTATTTACGCTGCCCGTAGCAATTGACATGCTCGAGCCGGTTATCTGCAAAGACCTGTTTTCACCCTCGATATGGAGGATTTGGTCGATCGTGAATCGTTGATTTACGGGGAGTCCCATGATTTAACCTTCGTACTTTGATTGGGGATAGACGTCCCAGCACCAAGCCGGTGCCGAGAAGCCAATGGGTTGAAACCAACGCACCTGCGTGCCGGTGTTCGCCCCGCTGCTCAACGTGCGAACCTCGCCGATGGCAACGCCCGCCAGCGAGCCGCTGATAGCTTGAGCCTCCGTGATCGGCCCCCCTGACACCGGGGACCAGATTCCGCCCGAGGCTACATAAGCCACGCCTCCGGCCGTCGCCGTCTTGCCCGCATTGGCTGCTGCCGGGTACGCTGTCTCCATGGCAGACGCTGAAGCAAAGTCGCCAGCATTCTGCGTCACGCCATACTTCTCGGCACCACCTCCAAGGTATGTGACACCTTCCAGCGCTTCAGTTTCCTTGTTGACTACACCCCACAGCGGGACCAATTGTTCACTCATATTGTTTCTCCGATTGTTTCCGGGCTAGGCCGGTGTTTGCTGCGTCATGCAGGGAAGCTCTGACCGATAGGCTACCTTGACGGCTTTCTCAATAAACCATGGGCGTATGCAGAGTTTATTGAGAAAGCCCTCTTGCGAGGGCCAGCAGCTTTACGCCACTTCGACGATTTCAGACACCACTTCAATGGTGGTGGAAGCTGATGTGATCTGGTCAACGGAGCCGATGCTAGTTTTGTACGCCGTCGTCTGTGCCTGGAAAAACATTTTCCGGCCATTCTGCAGGGTCAGCTTAAACGAGTAGTTGGCGTCCGAATCAAGAGCAGCACGCAGCAGCGTTTGACCAGCATCGTCAACGTCACGACCCATTTGGATCTGCATTGAGCCGTTGTTGTAGGAGCCCTTGAACTTACGGATACGACGGTCGCCCAGGGGTGAATGGTTGACGACGTTGTATTCCTTACCCACTTCACCCAGGTCGGTGATTTCACCCACTGTTGTGTATGTCAGAGCGCCGAAGCCGGCAGCATCGATTGTGGCAGGAGCCGCAGCGGAGAGTGCCAGCGTTGAGCCAGCGGAGGTCATGACAGCCATGAATATTCCTTATTGATTGTGTTGATATTAGATGTGCAGCGAAGCAATGACGCCCGTGCCACCTGTGACAGTGACGGAGCCCGTGCCTGACAGGAACGCCCAGATGTCATCCAGATTGATGATGGTGAGGCCGCTGGCAGGCACTGTGATGGCCTTGCCGCCTGTTGTAGCGAGAGAGCCGCCATAGCCATCAGGGGTGAGCGTGGCAGGCGCTGTGCCTGTCAGCGTAACCACAACGGGCGATGCTGTAGAGTTGAACAGGCTCAGAATCTGCGAAGCGCCGCGTTGGAACGTCAGCGTGTCTGAAGCTGTAAGGGTTGTGCGAGTGACGTTGATTGCCGTTGAGGCAGACGTAACGCCAGTGGTGAGGGCGATGACAGCCATGTATTTTCCTTTAGGATGGTCTACGAGGATTCGTAGCGGTATTTGATGACGACAGGGACAATAACCCAGCCACTGTCATCCAGAATAGCTTTGCCAATGGAAGGCGTAGCTTCAATGCTCACAGCTAGCTTTGGTAGCATTGGGAAAGCTGAGACAATGCTGTAAGCCATAGCCTCAGCTTGTTGCATGCCATTCCCTTTGGGTGCCCAACAATTCACTTGGAACAGGCCAAGCATTGTTGCTCGCTTGCCTGCCACCTCGTTCTGAATGGTTGTGTTAGGCAGCAAGAAGCACTCAACAAACTTAGAGCCAGCAGGCTTATTGAAAGCTACATTCTGGTAGGCCACAGGCACGACAGGAGATTGCTGACTTGCCCATGCACTAAGCTTGCCTTCCATGAAGGCTCGAATGTTGTTCATTGTCTTCTCACTTGTATTTGGCGGCTACATACTGAAGGCTTGTGCCTACCATTCTGTAGGGGCCTGTCACACCAGCCCAGCCATCAGCTTCAGGCCAGCCAAGGGCTTCTGCTCTGTACGCGTAGCTTAGATTGTTTGTCAGACTGACAGAGCCGTCCTTGCCTAGAAATGCTTTGCCTGTCCGTACAGCAGAGGCTCTAGCCAAGCTGTCAGCTCCGTTGGGCGATGTAGCGCTGGACAGCTCATCACTGAACCCACCATACTCTACGTACCATTGGTTAGCCAGATGGCCTTCAGCAAATTTGCCAGGGTGTGAGGGGGAGGGGGTTAGCTTGATGACGCTAGTGAACAGCTCATAAGCTATTTGATTCACCTTATCATTGGTAGCTAGAAGGGCTCGCCTTCCGCTATCTCTTACGCTGTCAGCAAACACTCCCATTCAGGCTCCTTTATTGGCGGGTATTATAACATGTACGGAATGGAGGGTCAATTTGAGAGAGAGGGTGGTGTCTCTTACGTCGCCTTGACGACAGTGTATTTCAATGTATGTACGCCTGTGCTTACAATAGCAGCAAAATGGGTGGAACCATTCGGCACTGTAACAAGCTCTGCTGTATTTGGGAGAATATCGAAAGCTGTTGCTTCCTCAGCCACAACACTGCTGTTACCGAATGCAATAGCTATAGGGTGATTTGATGAATTACTGAACCTCACAACCCCACCTTGCATAACGGCCTGCGGTACAGAACTTGTCGTGTCCACTTCAATCTTCGTTGTAAGCCCTGAAGGGCTGAACGTCTCAGCCACCACATGCGGTAGGTAGATGCTATTCGGAAGGTCTGTCTTTTTCTGCTGCATCAACGTCTCACGTAGAATGTGTGAACAATGTTGTGAGCGCCTGTTGGGTTCACCGTTTTGTGGGTCACTACCTTGTACGTCACGCCAGCCACCACAATTGCGTCTGTGGCTGGGTCAATGACGAGCGCTGGGTGGTGGTCAATACGCTCAGGTGGCTGCACGTAGATTTCCTTGTCCCCTGCTTGCACCATTGTCCCCCACTTGACGCTATAGCCATTGCTCTGCAATGTGAGGTCCATCAGAATGGCCTTGATGCTCTGCTGCGTGGTGGAGATGCTCATGCCCGTCTCCGGGTTGTAGGCCCCTTGGATACTCTTTTGGTAGATCGCCTCTGTGCCATAATCATCCATCATGGCTACCACTACTTCGTCAAAATCATCCATAATCAAGACTGGCAGTAGGTGGAGTTCCAATCAGCCACAAAAGCCAGCAGCGGATGATCTGTGTCTGTTCCAGGGCTGTACGGGATTGGGCTGATAGTCATCAAATTGGGATTGAGAATGGTCATTTGCAAGAATTGAACGTATTGCTCGAACTGTTCATTTCCCCATGTCTCAATCTGTGCTAGCTTCCTGTGTGTCCTTGCAGACAGCAATCCAAGAATATATTGGGCACACAATGCAGAAGCCCTTGGAATGTTATTCTCACACTCTGTCAAAGCGCTTTGCACCACAGCATCGCTCAGAAGCTGCAAATCTCTCCAGTCGCCTGTGCGGAGCCTCACCTTGCCGATAGCTGTCGTTGGGTCAATCGTTGCCATATGTCCTCCCTCTATAAGCAAAAAGGGCCTCCCCTGCTGGAGAGGCCCTTGGGCGCTAATCCTAAGATTAGTTGCTGGAGAACATACGCACAACCAGCGCAGGGCGCAGCAGAGCGTTAACGAAGTTGGACTCCGATTCAATCTCAATCTTCGTGCCCTTGGGGTCAGCAGTTTCGAAGACGTAAGCTTGTTCGCCCAGGGTGTTCACCAGACCGAAACGGTTGGCAGGCGAGAAGTACGTACGGAACGCATCGGTGCCCAGCGGAACCATGAAGGCTTCACCAGCAGTGATGAGGCGCTGACCAGCGTATGTGTCACGCATTTCAATGAACGTGGTGCCACCGAACTCGAAGCGACGATGCAGGGCGTTAGCGCCACCCAGGCGTTGGCGCAGCGGCTCCTGTGTGCTCATGTAATACTGATAGGCTGTCTTGATTGACGCGTGCGAAATCAGCTTAGCGAAGAACTCAGGCGACGCCAGCACAACGGTGCCAGAGATTTGCGTGCCAAAGGCATTGTCTTGGATCTGGGCAATGCCAGCTTCAATCTTAGCCAGAACTTCCGTGGTGCCGGTGCCCAGAGCGAAGTCCACAGACACGCGGGTGACGCCGAACTCGGTGTTCCAGTTTTGGCTCACAGTGCCGTTGGGTGAGTACACCGTGGCGCTGGTGATGGCCTGAGCACGGGCAAACTCCAGAGTCCACGCGTGGTTTTGACGAATGCGCTCCAGCTTGCGGACACGCACAGCTTCCAGAGTCTCAGCTTGGTCAGAGCCATAGGCACGCTTGCCTTGGACATCTTGGGGGCTGATGTAGTCGTCATACGGGAAGTGGGGGACAGCGAAGGTGTGCAGCTTGCGTGAAGCATCCTTGCCGACAGAGCCACGGTCGCCGCGCACACGGTCAACAATCAGGGCACCATCCTTGGTGATTTCTTCGAACACGACAACGTGCTCAGCCACGGGCTCTTCTTGGAACAGGCCGAGTTGGCCGATGGTGCCCCATTGGTTGGGGATGTTGACCAGTTCTTCCGTATAGTCAACAACGGCAAACGAGTCGGTAAATGAGCGGGTAATAGCCATTTTATTATTTCCTTGTTTATCAGGGAGGCTGTGCCTCCCCTTAAATTATTACAGTGACGTTTCCACCAGCACGCCAGCAGCCAGCAGAGCGGCCTTGACGGTAGCAATGGTGTGGCCTGTGCCGATGGTGAGGGCTTCACCAGCAACAATGACGGGGCCACGAACAGCCACGACAGCCTTGGCATCTGTACCGCTCACCAGCGTCAGCGAATCGCTGCCATCCACACCGCCCATCAGAATGGCGGCAGGGGTTTGTGAGCCGTCTGAAGCAGCCGACAGCGACAGCTTGTACTTGCCCGTGGCAGTCACCTTGCCGAGCACAGCACCCACTGTCAGCGACAGGTTGGTGGTATCGTTCAGGGTGACGCTCTCACGGCAGTAGGCCACTGCGGGATCATACTCATGCTTAAACACAGCGCTGAAGCGCTTGCCTTCGGTAGCAAAAACTGACATTATTTAGTTCCTTTTGATTTGTAGCGATCTTTGATAATCTTCATCTCAGCAGACTCGCCGGCTGCATCAACGTCAGCCTCGGCACTCGCCCCGGCTTCATTAAACATGGCACTGTTGGCTTCTGCTTCAACAGACAGCGACAGCGCATCAACAACAGCTTGGAAAGCTGCGTCATCAAGGGCGGCTGTAGCGGCCATCAGGCCATCAGCCTTGGCTGTACCCACAGCAGCTTCAACAGCAGCTTTGCGGGCTTCCTGACGCTTGGCTTCAGCTTGCAGCTTTTCAGCTTCAATTTGAGCTGTGAACTCTTGCATCTTGGCTTGCATGGCTGCGACATTGCTATCAGCTTCAGCCACAGCAGCGAGAGCTGTTTCAAGGGCTGAGGCCAGCGTGGCGATTTCAGCCTTACCAGCTTCCAGCTCGGCCTTCAGCGTTGAAAGCTCAACAGAAGCTTCCTCTGTGGCGGCTTGCACAATGTCTTCAGCTTTAGTGGCTTCAGGTACAGGAGCAAGTTTATTCAGCAGCTTTTGCAGCACTGAGTTTTGTTTCATTGTGTTCCTTTGACTCGGATAATATATTCTGCGAATTCCTTGCTGGTCATCACAGAGTTGGCAAGGCCAAGCTCGACAGCTTTAACAGCGTCAAACGTGTCAGCTTCAAAGCCCATGATTGTTTCGGTGGAAAGCCCTGTGTAGCGACTGACGTGTTCTGCAAACTCCATATTGAGCCTGTCAACATCTGCCTGCAAGCCGTCAAGGAAGCTCTTCTTGAATGTGCCGTCATCAGCGAATGGAACCTTGTTGGTTCCTGATGTGATGAAGATGCGCTTCAGGCCTGCCTGCTTCATGGCTTCAGACGTGTCCATGAGGGCCACTAGAACGCCGATAGAGCCGAGTTCTGCTGAAGGGTTAGCCACCACCACATCGCAGATGCACAAGAGCGCGTAAGCGGCGCTACAGGCTTGCTCGTCGGCATAGCCAATCAGCTTGATGTTGTAGGAGTCGCAGATGGCCCTAATCTCACGTGCTGTCTCAAAGCAATGAGAGCACATGCCACCGCCAGAGGCCACTTCCATGATAATGATGGAGCACCCAGCTTCTGCCATTTCCATTGTGTCTTCCACAAGGTCTTGGTAGCTGGAGCCAGCTTCTCCGCACATTGTTTCCACGCGGCGGTAGGTGAGGCTTCCATGCACTTCAAGCAGGCCAATCCCCATGCTGTAATCGTCTTCGATTTCAACGCCCTCAATATTGCTGAGGGGGTTCTTGGGGAGCCTCACTTCAGAAGCTGGCGTGAACACGTTATCACGCGAATCAAGGTAGTCGAGCACTACAGCCATACTCTCAGGTGTGATGGCGTGTGGGACGTTATAAAGCGAGGCTTTCAGCCTCGCCAGAGAGTGAGCGTTGCTCATTAGTTATCCTTGTTAGCTACGCTAGGGTCTTCATCACCAAACGGGTCTGTGCTGGTACCGTTCCCTGTTGGTGACTTCATTCCGTCCCCTGCCCTGGACGACGCCCCTGTCATATTGGCTGGAAGTAGGTCTCTGTCAACCTCTTGATCTTCTGGCAGCAGAGGAATACCCAGCACGCCACGAACCCTGTTGAACAGGGCTCTGTCACACTCGACACCCCCGACAGACATAATGCGCTGCACAGCTTTAGCGAAGTCTTCCAGGCTAGCTTCGTCAACATCTGCGTAGACAAACTTGGCCATACTCTCAGTGTTCCAGCCATTCATTCGGTAGATGGTCCGCATGAGGTGGCTATTGAGCACCTCTGCAATTTCCTTCAACCGGTAGTCGATGGCAAGCGCCAAGATGCTGCTTTTCTGTTCAGCTAGCGAGAAGCTGCCGGAGCCCTCAGAGCCAAGCCGTAGAATGTCTACGTTCAGGGCTGAGAGGATGTCCCCTTGCAGCCTGCGGATAACACTCTCTGTGTCATACTTGGCCGAGCCCTTGCTCTCCATCAAGTCGTATGTGAAGAGCGGCAGCTTGGACTCAGGATCAATCATGTTGGGAACAAGCAGACCACGCTGTGTGCCGCTGTTGTAGTTCTCAATGATTGTCTGGAAGGCAGCTACAGCGGCCTTGTCTTCCGTGGAAGCGTTGGGGTCTAGGTAGCGAGGCGGGATGGCAATCTTCAGGATGCCTTGAACGTCCTTGGCAATACCGACAAGCTCTTGGTCTTGCAACAGCGTGAGCTGCTTGAATGCAAGGTAGATGTTCTTGTAGATGCTATTACCTTCAGGATTGCCCTTGGCAGCAGAGGCCGAGAACAGCAAGAATTTCTCTCGCTCAATCTCCAAGCGACCCACCTCGTTCAGCTTGCGTTGAAACCTGTAGGCGTTAGGGACATTCTCCAGACTCTGCTCAACGGCAATGAGGTCGTCCCCGTTATCGGAGAACACCCAGCCAGCGATTGTGTCCTGACTACGTGGAGCCAGCTTCTTAAGGCCTACGAGGCCGTCATTGAAGTTTGAGCCATTACGTGTCAATCGACGGCGCAGGACAATCTCGTTAACAGCGAAGCCATACTCAAGGTATGGGATGATGCTCTCAATGAACGCTCCCCAGGAGTGCTCCATGTCGTGCATCATTGTGCGAACAGCGTCTGCTCGCTCTTTATCTTTTGCAGAGGCTCCCTTGGGTGCCTCAACGTCCCACTGTACACGGGACAGCATCATCCGGTAGACGTTCATGGCAGCACCCACTGTGGGGTTGTTGCGCATCTCGTTCACGGTGCGGATGAATTGTGGATAACGGAAGGCCGCTGTGGTCTCTTCCATAATCCGTTTGTTAATCGTCTTCAGACCTAGAACACCTTGTTCCCCCAAACTCATTCTAGGGATAATAGCTTGAGGGTCTGGAGACAATGCTTTTTTGGGCATTCTGTGTCCTCCTAGAAGTGAACGGAATTATACATGGCTAAAAAATTGTTGTCAAATTACTGACCAGCGAGTCAGTAATATTAAAAGTAGGGCAAAGGGCGCCTCTGCCCCCTTCTGTCATGACACTCTCGGTGTGATGGAGGCTCCTTGCATGGCTGGGACTGCGAATGTTGGCAGCACCACCTGCTTGGAGATTGTGTTGAACGCGTCTGAGGTTGCGTCCACTTGCATATCTTAAACAAGGGTCGTTAGCTCTTGCCCATTCATCTCTGAATGCTGCATGTCGCCATGCAGATGGGACCATCTCTTCACCAGCTTGCGCTGGGCCTGCCATTTCGAGACTACTTAGTCTCTACGCTCTTGCGAGCTGGCCTCTACACCTTCAAGAGCATCAGCCCTTGCTTGGCTCGGTATTGTCTCAGGCTGGCTGAGGTGTTCACCGACTTAGACAGGTTTAAGGACAACCAATATCAATCGTCCTTCTGGTTTCTAGACCCTGAGAAGTTCTCAAGCTCTGCCAGAAATTCTTCATTCCACTCACCTTGCACAAGGCGCACAGCACCACTCTCGGCTAGAGCACAGAACGGACTAAACCGCTGAATCTTGCCTGAGTGGCCGCTCATCACAACGCTCTTGACAGCAACCCCTTGCTCAGCCAGCGTACGCATGAAGAATGCGTTGGCTGTCTTCCCTCCTGCCCCTGTGTCACGAGGGATGGTCACTGTGGTGTCGTCTCCATCACCCTTAGCAGCGTCTGCAATGCCCCTCAGAACGCCGTCTGTGAGCTTTCTGAAGCGAATGACATCCTCAATGTAGTAGACGCCAAACTTGTCTCTGCTCATCTTCACCCCGGCTGTCCAGTCAGGGTTGGGGCTGCTCTCGCAGGGGATTGAAGCTGCCAAGTCCCACGAGCGTACACGGGCCGTAGGGTTTGCTGGAGGGTGTGGCACGATGCTCACCCACTCTCGACGGAAATAGCCTTCACCATCAGGCTTGGCGGTCCATGACTTTTGTTCAAGACGCTTCGCTAGAGCGTCCCCGCTGGCCTACACCAGCCGCTGCATGTCACCATGCAGATCAGACCATATCTTCACCCGTCAACTGACGGGGATACGCGCTTCCAGCTCGCTTGAGCTGTACTCCCTTACGGGATGGTCGTTGCACCTTCAGAGGCTCTCGCCTCCACTTGGCTCAGGATTGTCTCAATGAGGTGTTCCCTGAGTTCACGTATTTTTCTTAAACACATTGCTGTGCTTCACGGCCCATGTGTTAACCGTGCAAAAACCTCAACTGATTAACCCGAGATTGGCTCAGCAGGTTGTTCAGGTATTGAGGATTATTCTTCAACAGAATAGGGTTGTCGTTGATTGTAATTGGGATGAACCTGAACGTCATTGGCCTGAACGTCTTGCCCCGCACCAGCCCAAGCCCCTTCCCACTCTGCTGCCAAAGCTCTTCTTCAGAGTTTGCCCAATACAGCTTGCCGCCAACGTTAATGAAGTGACGAACAATATCCTCTGTGCCATGCTTCGGGATGCCTGTCTCTTCGTCCAAGCAATACTCTAGCCACTTGAATAGGAAGCTGTCTCGTGATGGGTTGCATGTCATCAGGACATTCAAGTGGCCCTTGTAGTTGGCCCCTCGCAAGCGAGACACAAGGAAGATGATTTCTTCCTGAGTGAACTCTGCCGCTTCGTCTACGAGGATGTTGGTGGCCTGCAACCCTTGCCATTCGCTGAGGTCATCAGGCAGAGCTGCAAACTGGATAGTGGCCCCGTTGGGGAACACCCAAGTTAGAGGCTGGATCTTGAACACACCCTTGAAGTGCTTGTAGATGCCCTTAGACTCGTCTACAAGGCCCCCAGACAGCTTCAGTGCTGGGTAGCTACGTCGGACAATGAGAACTCGTGCTGCCGGGTCATTGATGTACTTCAGAGCCTTTGTCAGACACGTATGGCTGTTGTGAGTGACAATGTAATTGGTGGTGACAAACAGCTTGTCTGGGCCACTGATTGCAATGCACGTAGCGTAGTCTTTGTCGATGGCAACAACGCTGTCAATCGGTAAGCTGCCTTTGTCCCCGTACTCGGGTATAGCCACTGGCGTTCCGCTAGCCAGAAGCTGCTTGATGTCCAACGTGCTGGACACACAGCCGTCATGCTGCCAGAGGTGTTCTCCACAAGCGTCAATAGTGCGGCCATCAGCGAACGTCACGCGGTAGAGCTGAACAACACCCTGCGGCCATACGTCAGTGACAGTTTCGATTGTGCGCTTGTGGGTGACTACCTTGTCGCCTACCCTAACATCTTCGATGTTGACAAACCCTGTGGGCGTCAGCACCTTCTCCCCATGGCGGAGAGCCTTACCACCCCCTGCCGGGGTTGTTCAAGACGCTTCGCTAGAGCATCCCCGCTGGCGTAGCCAGCCGCTACACATCACTGTGTAGACCAGACCATATCTTCACCATTTTGGTGGCCCCTGTTTCCAGCTTGCTTAAGCTGTACACCCTTTCGGGTTGGTCGTTACACGTTCAAGAGCTTATGCTCTCGCTTCGCTCGGTATTGTCTCTGAGAGAGTTTCACCGAATTAAGGGGCTGTTTTATCGTGGAGGCACAGGCTTCTACCACCACCGCACAGAAGAATGTCTGTACTGTCATCCAGCAGAATTAGCTGCTGCTTCCTTGAGCAAGGCTGAAACCTGATTTCCTCTTCAGCCATAGCTCCACCCACTTTCTGGTGCGAACATTTGTCCTCCTTTGTCAGCACAAACGAAAAACCCCTGCGCCCGCAATTTTCATGCAGTGCAGGGGCCGTATTAAACATATTCTCTAGTCTGCACACCAACACCCAAGGAGAAGGAGAGCAACAGCGCTGATGTGCAGGCTGGAGAATATTGAAAAGGTGTCCACAAGCATCTGCGAAAGCATCTCTAGGATTTTGTGAGCTTGCGATGCTTGTGGACGTATCTGGCGGATCGTGAGCGATTCGAACGCTCGGGCAGCGTTAGCCACCTCCAGTTTTCAAGACTGGTGCAATAAACCTCTCTGCCAACAATCCTTGGTGCCGGTTGTCTGACTCGAACAGACGACTTATCGCTTACAAGGCGATTACTCTACCAACTGAGTTAAACCGGCTTTTGAACAAGCGTAGTGTAGCACCAGCTTGTCTTCGTTGTCAACTCACCAATTGTCTGGGTGCTCCACTTCCTCAATCTCTTCGTAGGTGCCATCAACGTGCAGCCGCATATTGAGCTGCGTGTCAATCACCGTCCAACCGAAGGCTGCACACTCAAGGGCAACATCTCGATCCATAGTGCCTTCCACGTCACCAATGATGCTGACGAGCAAATAATTCCATTGCATTGCAGAGCCTCCTTAATCAATCTCACGGATTGTACTGAAATCCACCAGCACAGTGTTTGTGGGTTTGTTGTCCTCAATGAGGCGGTTGGTTGGGTTGTGCTTGAGCTTAATCTCAGCCACCAGCCGCTGAAGCTGGTCTTGGGACACAGCCTTTGCAACATCAACACCGTACTCAAGGAGCTTTGAAGCTGCTGACAGCTTGATGCGCTCATCACTGGACTCGAGGCAAGCCAGAAGAGCATCTACAGCAGGCTTAGAAGCTGCCTTCAGAAGCCTTGCTGTTGCCTTCAGGTCCACACTGTCTGCAAGAAACGAGGGTGTCTGCTCCCTCACCAAATCTACTGGTTTGCTCATAGGCTCTCCTCATTGTGTTCGATGCCTGAAGTTTGACACAACACCTGAAGCAATGCAACACCAGAGCACAAGAAGCTACAAGCCTGATTACAGCCCTTTTAAGCGCCTCTGAGGCTGGGCATGTAGGGCAGGGTAGGTAGACCCAAACAAATCGATTTTACCCTACAGGGGACGAGGCGCAGGGCCTTTGCAATCGATGTTGTGCATGTCAGGTGCTTGTCTTGCACCAAAGGGCGGCTCTAGGGCTTTATAGCGCCCTGGGCGCCGGGGCAGCACAAGGAACACCAGGCAGGGCCTACCCTATGCTTTGTGCGACACAACTAAGCGAAGCGCCTCTCCCGTAGGGCACAGCGAAGCGTTAACAACTAAGCGAAGCGCTGCACAAGCCCCAGCCTCCCGGCTGGCATAGACACAGGAACACAAGAAAATTGTAAAAATTGTAACAAAGCTATTGACAACCTTGAGAGCAACACTACAATCCCGTTAGGGACAAGGGACAAGAGAAGAGTGAAGAGAAAGACCGAGCGAAGCGAGGATTTCTCTGAACGAATTCTCTTGTCCTGGTGGTAGTGCTCAGTATATTTACTAATGTGTCTTCCTTAAGTTATTCTTAAGTATTACTTAAAGACATACTTAAGTATGCTCATTAGTGTAGCTTAAGATATAACTTAAGTATATCCTTAAGTAGCTGAAGCCTTCTTCAACACAACCGAGACAATGACCAAAAACAATGCCTACCCTCTCCGACGAATGGGACGACAGCTCAGACGAGAGCTATCTGGACCTACCCTCCCTCCTTGACGATTTGTTCGAGGCTCTTTCATACCCATCAAACAACGAGGACGAAGATGACTGACCACCTTGTCACCAAGCCAATTCTGGCTAACAGCCTCATCGCCTACACGAAGCAGCTTGCAGAGGCCCTAGAAGCGGGCTGGAAGGTCGATTACGACATCAACCCACCCACCACCTACATGCACATGTACGAGGCCCATGTAACGCGCTCTGCGGCTGTCGTAGACCCTGTGTCTCGTGCTGACATCTGCGCCAACGCTCGCAGTGCCAAAGCGCTGAAGAAAGCCGCAGCATGACAGCCAGCTCCCCGATTGCCCAACTAAAGCAAAGGGTCATTGACGCTGAGGAGGATGCTGGCTACTATCAGAGCCTCGTAGACGCATTCTTCAGCGGTGAGGTTCCTCCAGGAGCAACGCTGTCCCACTTTGTGCTGGCTAAGTGGGGAAGGAAGCGGCTTGATGAAATGCGGGCTACAGCGGCCCTCCTGCAATCTGAGGCGTTTTAAGCCTCTCAGTGGTGCTAGACGTGGGGTAGGGTGGCTACAGCGTCTTTAGCGCCTTCTAGGCCCCTTACAGCCCGTTCTAGACACATCGTTGTCGTCCACATCAAAGGAGAATCCCTATGAGCAAGCAAGCAAAGCGTTTCCAGCGACCAGAGGCATTTGTGGACATGCCTGCCAAGCCTGAGAAGTTTCAGGTGGCTCGTGCCCTCAAGTGCTACCACATTGAGGCTAAGACCTCCAACCAAGCAAAGGCCCTTGACCTGCTGCGGAAGAAGCAGATGGTGGTGCTTGGCGGCTCTGCTGGCACTGGCAAGACGTTCCTGGCATGCATTCACGCCGCCAACGAATACCTTCGGGGTAACATCAACCAGATTGTGCTCATTCGGCCAGCAGAGGCTCTCGGCAAAACTGTGGGTTTCAAGAAGGGCTCTCAGTTTGAGAAGCTTGCCCCTCTGATGCAAACCATGCTTGACAACATCAAGATGGTGGTCGGTCCCGGTGCTTACCAATACATGCTTGAGAACGAGAAGCTCATCCTTGAAGGCTTGGAAGATGTCCGTGGCCGTAGCTACAACAAGAGCATTGTTATCCTCGACGAAGGTCAGAACGCCTCCATCCGTGAAATGAAGGCCATCCTGACCCGGCTTGAGGAAGACTCTCAGCTCATCATCTGTGGAGATTGGCGTCAGCAGGATCTGAAGGGCTCTAGTGGCCTGAAGTGGATGTATGATAGGCTCAGTGATGTTGTCCGTGAGCGGCCCTTCTACCTCGATACAGAGGACATGAATGTGGCTCTCACGGGCATTGGTACTGTCATCTTCACGGCTGACGACATTGTTCGCTCAGGGCTTACAAAGTTCTGGGTGAAGGTGTTTGATAACAATCCCATCAACGACTAAGGAGCTTATATGCGAAGCAAGAAAATGAACGTTGAAGAGGAAGCCAGCAGCAATCAATTCCATGTCTCGTTTGTTCCGTCAGGTACGGGTGTTTACACCATTTACCTGTATGGCGAGATTGAGAGCGCTGAACAATTCATTCCAGCCATTGAGGTGCTTGAGAATGCCAGTGAGGGAGATGTTGTCGTCATCCACCTGTCTACCAATGGAGGCTGCCTGGGTGCCACAGACACGTTCCTGTCAGCAATGGACGCCTGCCAAGCCAAGATTATTGTCAAAGCCTCTGGTGGTGTTCACAGTGCTGGCACCCTCATCCTGCTGAATGCTGATGAGTTCAGCCTGTCTGACAATTTCAGCTCGCTGCTTCATAACGGCTCTCTGGTGTCTTCCGGCAAGTATTCGGATTGGCGAGGTGAAGTGAGGCACACAGAGAAGTATATGGAGCGTGTAATCCGTAGTGCCTATGGCGGCTTCCTGCTTGATAGCGAGATTGATGACCTACTTGACGGTAAGGACATCTGGCTCGACCGAGACGGCTGGATTGAACGCTGGGAGCGGATGCAAGACAACATCGCTGCTCTGTTTGAAGAGGAAGAAGGCGCAGAAGACTAACCATGAAGCCCGTGACGAGAGTCACGGGCTTTTTGCTTTCTACACTCAAACAGAGGGTGCGCTGATGTGCTGTACGCTTTACATTCATTCATCCGCAGCTTCAGGAGAGACAGATGAAACAAGCCATCACAGCGTTGATGCTCACGACAGCCTCATGCACGGCCCTAGCAGGCCCTACGTGCTCGTGGGACAACCCAGGGGCTGCCAGGGTGTACCCCGTGGCTATTGAACGCCTTCTGGACAGCTACCCAGAGATGGATAAGGCCACCAAGAGCAAGCTCTACACAAAGCTCAAATGGGTGAAACCGGATGACTACGCCACCATCACGAAGGATGCCATTGTTGGCAAGCGAGCCTCCTACACCAACCTCAGAGATATGCATTGGAGAGACCCTAACGAGCCCCGCCTGTCAAAGATGAACAAGGTGTGTAAAGGGGCGGTGACGAGGGCCAAGTGGGCAGATGAGCACAAAGAACAAGCCCTCATCTACATTGAGACAGAGCCATCTGGCAAGCGCTGGGTGGTGGTTGTGCCTCTCAAGTGCAACAACGTGTCATTGGCTGACATGCTGCCTCCAGCAAGCACACCTGAAGAGACGCCATCAGGTGGTGACGGAAGCTTCAAGCTGACCTTGCAGCCCTACTGGCCCAGCATGACAGAGACGCACGAGGACTTTACACCTGTAACAACGCCAAATGGTTACATCCCGCCTCCTGTTGGTGTTGTATACTGGCCTGACATTGACGCACCAAGACCTCCACAACACTTCGCTGAAGGATGGGGCTGGTGGGTTGGAGGTCAGGCGGCCCCTATCCCAGAGCCCGAGACTTACGCTATGATGATGCTTGGCTTAGGTGTTGTTGCTTGGGCCAGCAAAAGGAGAAAGCATGTTAGCAACAAAGTGTGAAGGTGTTGGGTGCCCACTGCGGGAGAGCTGTTACAGATACAAGGCGCCTGCACACCCGTTGTACAGTGTGGTCTTTAACGGAGTGCCCTTTGAGCGAGGTGCAGAAGGTTCTGTCAAGTGTGATTATTACGTTGTGGCGGAAACGCCTAAAAGGAGAAGCAAATGAGCATCAATTATTCGGCCGTTGTCATCTACGGCATTCCTTTCAGTGAAGTTCCTGATGAACACAAAGACCTCGTGAAAAGCATGGTTGTTGACGGAGAGCTTGACGCTGCCTTTCCGTATTACGATGCAGGCTTCGAGGACAGCTTTGTCGGCAGTATCCTGCAGGAAAACCCTGAATGGGCTTTCAAAGACTTGAACCTGCAGTGGCAGCCTGATGCAAGCGTCGTTACCGACATCACCGGCGTACCTAGCCGCTTGGTGCTCACCCTGAACGTATCCTGAGGAAAGCAATGACTACCTACCGAGAAGAGATTGAGCGCATCTTGGCAACCAAGGCACCGCTTATGCCCACCAGCGGGAAGAGCGTCCTGAGCTGCTTGACGGTGACGGACAGCGACATTGAGCTTCTACACGAGCTGCTTTGCTCGTACGAAGATGCTCTTGCAACGCTTCGGGAGGTACGAGGTGTCTGAGTTCAAGCGCATAAGCTTGTTGCTTGCAGCCAACAGCATTCCTTGCTTCATGTTGCATGAGCAAATGCAGTGGTTGTACCATCTGGACATCGTTTACGGCTACATGGCTGCAAACGATTAACCAACCAAAAGGAGAATGAAATGAATGAGATTACCAAAAACACTCAGCATGCATGCGCAGAGATTCCTAGCGTATTTACATTTCACTTGTCGCCAAAGCACAGCATTGACCTTCGTGTAGCTACCGTCGGTGGCAAGCACATGTTTGTGGCAAAAGACGTCTGTGCAGCTCTGTGTATTGCCAACACTGCACAAGCAACAGCGCGGCTGGATGAAGATGAAAAGGGCATATGTTCAATAGATACCCTTGGAGGGTCTCAACCACTCAACGTCTTGACAGAGTCTGGTCTGTACTCGCTTGTTCTGTCTTCCCGTCTCCCTGGTGCGAAAGCTTTCAAGAAGTGGGTTACTTCTGAAGTGCTACCAGCTCTGCATAAAACCGGCAGCTATGCGATGCAAGCCCCTGCCAACCAGTTTAACGTGCCTACGACACTGAAGGACGCATTGAAGCTTGCCATTGAACAGTGTGAAGTGATTGAAAAGCAGCAAGCTCAAGTGCTGCAGCTCTCCAACGAAGTCAAGGAAGCTGCACCAAAGGTGGAGTTCTACAACGACGTTACAGACAGTACCAATTGGCTTGACTTCACTGAAGCATCTAAAGCCCTCAACTACGGTCGCACAGGTCTCTACCGGTTTCTGCGTACCATCAAAATGCTGATGAAGGACAACCTGCCGATGCAGAAGTACGTGGACTCTGGTCACTTCAAGACCAACGTCTACACCTATTACACACCCAACGGTGCTCCTGCTGTCGGCACAAAGTTGTATGTCTCTGGCAAGGGCCTTACCCTTATCAGCAAGAGGGTTATTGAGAATCCACAGGTGGCTAGTGTTATGCTTAAGCGTGTCAAAGCAAAGGAGAGCTGAATGAAGAAACTTACCCGCGAACAGGCAGCGTTCATCGGAGCATTCACTGGCATCTCGATGGGGCCTTTTGAGGACGTGCACGGACTCATTGAGGTGACTCTTGGCCGACCAGTTTACACCCACGAGATGGCTGACCCTAGCCTGTGGAAGGATGTATGTGACGCGCTGCGGCCTCACCTGTGGGAAATCGCAGCAACCATCGAGGAGAATTAAATTATGCGCAAACTTGCAAGCATCCAAACCGTCAGCCGCCTTGTACCCATTGAAGGTGCTGACAGCATTGAAACTGCCCATGTCTTGGGTTGGAACGTTGTCGTCAAGAAGGGCGAATTCTCTGAAGGCCAGCTTGCTGTCTTCTTTGAGATTGATTCGTGGCTTGATAGCTCCAACCCGGCCTTTACTTCATTTGAGCCCCGCTTCACCAATTGGGGTACGCGGCGTGGCATGCGTCTTCGCACTGTCAAGCTCCGCAAGCAGCTCAGCCAAGGCTTGCTGATGCCGGTGTTCTCCTTCAGTGAACTCAATGGCCGCTCTGTCAGTGTCGGGGATGACGTTACGGAGCTGCTTGGCATTGTCAAATGGGAGAGCGAAACGGAGAAGGCCGGCAATGCTGGAGGCAAGAGTATGGCTGGTGGCGGAGAATTCCCTTATTGGCTCCGCAAGACGGACCAAGAGCGCGTCCAGAACATCTCTGAAGCTGAGCTGCGTGACATGGCAAACGAAGGGCTGTCTGTCAGCATCAAGCTTGACGGCTCCAGCATGACGTGCGCTGTCCTCTACCCTGAAAGCCCATATTACGCTGAAGAAGAGGCTAAGTTGGAGCGTCAAGTGGTGTCCAAGATGGGCAGCAAGCAGCTCTTGTGGCACAAGGTGAAGAAGCTTGCTGACAAGATGATTGGGAAGCCCAAGGAGCCCATTTTTGTTGTGTGCAGTCGTAACGTTCGCCTGCCGATCAATGGCACCAACCACTTCTCCACCTATGCGCGCGAGCACAATATTTTTGAGAAGCTTCTCCGCTATGGCAGCAGCGTTGCTGTGCAAGGGGAGCTTGTAGCACCCAGCATCCAGGGCAACTATGAGCGTGTCAGCAACTTCCAGTGGTATGCATTCAGTGTGTTTGACATTGATGAGCAGCAATACCAGCATCCGTGGGTAGAGCCAACCAGCATCGCACTGATGCACCTTAAAAGAGTTCCATGGCTGCCAACTGTGTACAGCATTCCTAACAATACGCCCGCCTGCCAGTTCTTCCTTGGCATGGCCTCTGGTCCCGGAATGAACAATGGCGTCATGCGGGAAGGCATTGTCTGCACGTCGTTGCAAACAGGCCGCAGCTTCAAGGCCATCAGCAATGAATACCTGCTGAAGCAGAAATAGCGCTCGCATGTGATACAATCAAACCAACAGGAGAGTCATATGGAAGACGAACAAACCTTGCTGGCGCATGCCATTCGCATTGCTGCCAGCGCCCACTTTGGGCAAGTAGACAAGGCAGGAACAGCCTATATCCTCCACCCTCTGCGTGTCATGCACAACATGGCTACCGTGGACGAGATGATTGTGGCGGTCCTGCACGATGTTCCAGAGGATTGCCCTGAATGGCCGCTGGAGCGCCTTCGTTCTGTTGGCTTTGGTGAGCACATCATCGAAGCTCTTGAAGCCCTGACGAAGCGAAAAGGCGAGAGCAAGATGAGCGCTGCTCAAAGAGCAGCTCAGAATCCCATTGCTTTGCGTGTCAAGCTGGCTGACAACCTTGACAACAGCAGCCCGCTGAGGATCAAGAACATGACGCCTAGAGACGTTAAGCGCATGCAGGAGTACGCCAAGATTCGAGAGTTCCTTTTGGACGCTCAGACGAAATAACGCTTGCGTATGGCCATCAAACAGCCCTACAATGAGTCATCAACACAGCAACAGGAGAATGAAATGGATGATCTTGACCTCTTTGCCATGGCTGCCATGCCGTTTTTCTTTAAGCCTGATCGTCCTTGGCCTGAGAGTGCCGGCTACTGCTACAAAGTGGCACAGGCAATGGTCAATGAGCGCGACCTGCTCATGGACAAGCTCAAGAAACCTGCCCAAGAAGCAGAAGGTAAGGTCGGAGTTATCGTTGGCATCCGCGTTCGGCAAGCTTTGGGCGATACTTGCAAAGGTTGTGTGTTTGATGGCACTTCAGGTGATGCATGCTCGCCTGTATTGCAGAGATCGGCGGGGTTCGTAGATTGCATCCTGTCGAATACCGTCTACATCCAAGCAGAATAACCTCAAGCAATAGGAGAAAGACATGGCCAGCTATGGCACGCGTAAGATTAAGGGCAATGACATGCTGTTCACGTGGCTCATTGTAGGCCCTGTGGTGGCTATCGGAGGGGCAGCTTGGGTGTTTGCCAAGTTCTTGGTTTGGTTTGTCCCTGAGCTTGTCAAGGCCATCAACAATGCACGGGCTGGGCGAGGATTCTTCTACATGGAGCCTACAAAGCCTGTCGTTGTCCCGGAGGAAAAGCCCTACTACGGGCACAATGGCTACAAACTCGGCAAGGCTGCGGCTAGCATTTATGCTAAGCTGCGTAATGTTGTGAAGGGGAAATGACATGCTAGGCTTTTGGGCTGAATTCATGCCGCTGTTCATCGTCCGATGGCTGGCGAAGCGTTATTGCGAAGAGCTGCACATCGCTGGCTGCGGACATTGCTCGCATGTGCGAATGGCTGTATGTACAGCTAGGAGCGATACGCTGCTCTTCAAGGCAAGATTGGAGGACAGCTATTGCAACGTTAACCCTCCGTCCCCGCAGAACAAGCCACCATTTCCGCCTTCAAGCGAGGCGAAAGGAAGCAAATGAAATCTGTTGTTGATGTTGAAATTACGCCTGAGATGATGGCACAAGCCTTCTGGGACATGGATACCATCAAGCAAGCTGAGTTCTTCGATTCGCTTGCCAAGGTTGTTGCCAAAGATTCTGGCAGCTCTAGCTCAATTCAGTGGTATTATCTTGGCAGGCACTTGCTGGAGAACGGCAACCAAGCTTCTGCCCGCGAGATGCTGATGTCAATGGCCGCACCGTTGTATCTACACACGCTTACAGCAACAGGAGAATGAGCATGACTGATTTTACTAAGGGCCAGAAGGTTTATGACCTTTACGGTGTTGAAGGAGAGTTCGTCTCCACGGTTGACGGCATGTTCCTTGTTCGACCACTCTACGTGGTCGGGGATGGAGAGGTGTACGCAAAAGACATCACGGCGTGGGACAATTGTTTTTCTACGCCTCCGCTTGAGAAGCTCCACGCGAAGGTTGAAGAGCTGGATAAAACTATCACTGAAAAGCGGGCAGAGCTTAAAGCCATCAATAGCGAAGTGGCCGCATTCGAGCGTAGCGAAAAAGAACGAATGGGGCGGATCAAGCAGCATGAAGGGCTTGAAGAGTTGGACCTTTTCCTGTCAGGCGAGGTGACTCACTATGTCGCGGTACACGAATATTACCCCGAGGTAGAGATTATCCCAATCGGGGATACTGTTGAGGGGTATGCCTCCGCAAACGAGTATGGCCTGCTGAAGCTCATGCCTTGGAAAGGCAGGGATAAGAAGGTGCGCTGCTCGGTCTACTACAAGCCCTCTAGTTCAGGATACTCAAAGACCGAGGAAGTTTATTTGTGCTGTGGGGAGGAAGCGGCAAAGGCCAAGGCAGCAAAATTGACGCAAGAGATGGTGGGGAAGTACAAGGGAATGGCCCCCGTTCATCGCAACCATCTTGATCGCCTTGCCGGTAGTTGCGCAAGGTGGGGTGTAGAGTTGCCTAATACAATGGTTGTAGAGCAGATGGAATGTATTCGAAAGATCGCCGCTCAGAAGATTGATAAGCTGAAGCAAGAGATTGCAACTCTAGAGGCCAGCATCCGGTCTGTGTGAAGGAGAATGAACATGGAAGAAACGAACAAGCCGCTGTGGCATACAGCTTGGGCCTCAGAGCTTTCTAAGAGTCTCCCAGAGCGGCGAGCAATGGCTGACCTCAAGCTGCTTAGGGCGCAACACTGCAAGCTGGCCGCTGAACGAGACGAGCTGAAAGCCAGGGTGGACATGTTGCTGCTAGAGATGCAATGGTTCGTCAATGAATATTGGGACGAGGACGTTGATGTCAGAGCTAGTGTTCGTCGGTTCGAGAAATACCTAAAGGAGTGGAAATGAACGACATCAACGAGCTGCTAGACGACCTAGACCGCATGTGGGAGCAGCTTGGCCCTGATAGCCGCTGGCAGCCTGCGCTGGATAAGTGCGCCGAAGCATTTAGGAATCTTCAAGCAGAGAATGCGCGTCTAAGCGCTGGCCTGAATGACGCATGGAGAGTGGCTGAAGGCTATCGGCAGCTCTCTAGCCATTTAATGAGGGCTAATGAATCAACCGTGGCCATGTACAAGCAAGACGCTCTCCGCTACCGGCACATTCGCAACAGTAAATCCGAGCCGTTCGCTGGGGAGGTACTTCGTTATAGCGACAAGTACCCGGGCATGGAGGATGTGCGATGGTATTGCAGGGAGGAGCTCGACGCCTACATTGACAAGGAACTAGGGCATAGCCAAAAGCCTGAAGAGGCCGCTGAACAGCTCCACGCAGAAAGTGAACAGCTTGGGCTCTGCTCTGATGGGTTCTACGCTGAGGGCGGCACTATGCATTGGATTGACGTGGCCGACCGCATGCCACCATACGACACATTTGTAGTTGTAGAGACAGAATCTGGTGCCGTGTGCATCGGAGATTACAACAAGGAATTCGGTTGGTGGTTTGACGGAGACTCCCTCACCCGCGCCGTGCTATTCTGGGCACCCCTGCCCACTCACAAGGAGAAGCAATGAAAGACGTATACAACACCCTCATCCAGCATTTCATCTTCCTAGGCATCGACGAAGACGTTGCCATCTCAATGGCCCTACAGACATGTGTTGTAGACGTTGAAGAGGCCCTAGGCGCCTACACAGCTTATGAAGCCATTTGTGCATTCTCCATCTGGGCTTACACAATGGAAGGGGAAGAATTCTGGCTGGAACAAGCCAATACCCCCCATAAGGCAACATGGCATTGACGGCATAAACAATGAAGCCCTGTAGCTCACGCTACAGGGCTTTTTGCTTTACAGCTTCTTGAGGGCTGCTTCTACATACCTCCCATCAAGCTCCAACACCATGGCTACAGCAGCCCACAAAGGCAGGGACAGCCCAAGGCTGTTGGAGAGGATGAAGCGCTCCAGGGTGGCTGTAACAGAGAGTCGCCATTCAGGGCCAATACACCCCTTGATAGCTTGCCCATCCAAGCCTGCCTTACGCAGCATCGTAATCATCCGCTTCGGTGTAGCAGGTTCGATCCTTGAATAAAACCTGAGCTTGGCTTCCCGGTTGATGGCAGCGAACAGAGCATCACAATGGGTAGGTGTTTGCTCCAGCTTGGCCCAAGAAGCTCGCTCCGCAGCTTTCTCTGCAACAGCAGCTTCGTATTTGGCTGTCGAGCGGCTGAACTCGGCCGGAGTTTGCACACTAAACGCTTCAAAATCATTCGAGGGTGACATTGTATAGGCTCCTTCATTTTAAACGAAAAACACATCAAACTCTGGCCGAGATTGTGCTACGAGGGTGTTAGGAATGCAAGGGCTATGGTAGACTACAGGCACATTAACTTAGGAGAATGCTATGCAGGTAGGTGAGATCTACAACACTAACTTTGACGGACAGTGCACTGTTGTGGAGTACAAGAGCAGTGTGAACGTGGTTGTCAGGTTTCACAACACAGGAAACTTAGAAGTAGCGCAAAGCGGTGCTATCCGCAGAGGGCTAGTTCGAGATCGGGTACTCAGGCAGAAACTGATTGCAGAACGACAGGCGGCGGAACTGACTGAGAAGAGGGCAAGGGCTGAGAGGGTTGCCGAAGATAAAAGGATTGCCAAGCTGGAAGAAGAGAGAAAGGCAGAAGAGTTAAGAAAGGAAGCTGAAGCCATAAAGGACTCTAAGCACTGGAGGCACAAATATATTGGCAAGCACGTGGTTGACGTAATTGACATGACTTACGAGATCATTGGGTGGGCAGAGCCTTCGCAGCTCCGTATTAGGTACTATGACGGGAACGAGTATGATACAGACACAATCTCTGTTGGTAGGCGCACAGCAATGAACACTGACAGCGAGCATTTTGAAACTGCCAAGAGAGTTATGATATCGGTCAAATCTGCCAAGTCGTACCAGAAGAATAGAGATAAGTGCAAGGCAGCGGCAACAGCCTACCAAAAGGATAATAAGGAACGCACAGTTTTAAGGAACAGAAACCGAAGGGCAGTGCTGGCTGCTGCGGAAGGGTCTACAACCAAGGCGGAAGAGAAAGCCCTGCTGGTAGCACAAGGCAGCAAGTGCGGATCGTGTGGTGAAGACATAGACTACGACAGCGGACATCTGGATCACATTGTTGCTCTGCGGCTGGGTGGGTCGAACAATATAGATAACAGACAGTGGTTGTGCAGGTACTGTAATCAGTCCAAAAGTAGGAAGAGTGTCGATGTATGGAAGGCATACCGAGAAACAGATGCATTCAGGGAAGGCTGGGAGTTGGCATACGGCAAGGCGCTAAAATAGGCTAAAAATTTTTAAGGGCGACTGGCTTATGGCTGGTCGCCTTTTTGTTTTGGCAAAAGATATCCCGCGAGATCACCGTTGTGTAGGCACTGTGAATGAAAAACAGGCTAAAGGACGAGAGCGCTACCAAACAAGGAACCACGCCCACCCCACCTCCTGCCAGGAGACCTGGAAATATCCTTTCCTGCCTCCCCTCCCATCGTGCCACTCCCAGCCCCCCTGAGGCCCCTAGAACAGCCGATCATGTCATCAGCCTACCCACCCTGCACCACCCCTTGCTGGCCCCTCCTGTAGCCCCTTTAAACGCGTCGCCTGTTACACGGCAGGAAGCGTGCCAATGACATCTGGCATGAGGGTTGCTTAGGCTGGCCGCTGGCATGGATGATGCAGTGGAATAGTCTTTCAGAGGCACGCTAAGGCATGTAACCAGTTGTCTAAGTAGCCTTGTAATTTTGGTTATCGGGGGTTAACAACCACTAACCATCCTCAGCCTAGCCCTTAGGCGATGGAGGCAGGCTGTCACCGAGCACATGAGCTAGAGGATAGCCTTCTGCTGACGCGTACAGTTTGATGGTAGTGGAAGGGTGGAAAGGGGAAGGATGGTGAGGGATGGAGGCTGTTGGGGATGCTAGGTGGGAGGGCAGTGTGGTATGGATACAACAGTTGATAATGTCAACTAACTAAACTGCAGTTGAGCCAACCGACGGCCCTTGTCTATTAGCCGGCCCTCATGCATAGCCCTTGTGTATACCATCTAGGTTAGCCCTTAGGCCCTCCCCTAAGCCCCCTTCGTCACCTGCTGCGCTGGGTGTCCAGCTACGCTGCTGCCTCAGCCCCTACAACAGCCCCTCGCCACAGGCTGCCCGCCTGTAGCTCGCTCCTTCCTTTCCCTCTAGCCCTTGCCCTTGTGCCCTGTCTGTTAGCCTGCCCTAGTGCCCTTATGCGCCGTTCCAGGCGCAGGCATAGCCCCCGGCCTCCGGCCGATATAACAGCGCCCTGGGCGCAGCTAATTGCCTAGGCAATGTTTATTAGAGCCTAGCCCCTAAATAATGAGCACAGGAAAGCCCTACAGGGAATGGGTTTATTTGTAGTAGGCTCAAGGGCTTATGCGCCGTTCCAGGCGCAGGGCATATGCACCCGAGAGGGTGAGCTATATAGCGCCCTGGGCGCAGCTAGCACACAAGGGAACACAGGAACACAAGGGAGGGAATAGCTAGGCGTTAGCCTGCCTCTAGGCTTCCAGGGTAGTCCTTGTGCAAGGGGCTAGCGAAGCGTGAGCACTACTAAGGGATAGGGTTGTTACCACCACAACCCCTAAAGCCTTACACAATAGCGAAGCGTCCAGCACTAGCGAAGCGTTAGCCCCTCTAAGCGAAGCGTCTTGTATATGCGCCGTTACAGGCGCAGGGTAAAAGCTATAGCGGTAGCGTCCATCCCCTTAGGCTTCCTCTAGAGGAATCGCTATAGACCATTGCGCCATTACAGGCGGAACTTAATACAGGGGGGCTTGTAGGCCATAACGCCCCCCATGCTTCAGGTGGTTGATTGTGTGCTTTCCTAAGGGCAGTCTAGGCGAAGCCTGAAGCGTGAGCACAATCGTTTATATAGCGCCCAGGGCGCAGATAGCTATTATGAGGCAATCATTATGTGATGATTGATTATGTGAGAATGTTCGTCAATATTGATAATGGCTGGCTAATAATAGTATGTGGATTATTGATATACTATTATATATGATATTCAACAGCTGTACATAATGTCAACATATAATCCTGCTGTTTTGCTGTTCGGTGTCGATGTTGGGGTTGTCTTTGTTATACAAACCGGAAAAATAAGTCTTACGAATCAATCACTTGCAAGCGCTTTCGATAGGAAAGTGATCGGGGTGTTGTGTTTTTTGTTAGTTGCTGCTATAATACATACTCTGAAGATGAGAGGAACCGATGCTCAAGATTGATGACGGAAGCCAAGACAACGGCAAGATTTCGTACAGTGAAGCCACTGTGCAAGAGATAGCAGAGCGCTGGAAGACCATCAGCGGCAATGCTGTCAGGCAGGCTTTGATGATGTACAGCGATAAACCTGTCATGCATAAGAAATTGCGCATGGCAGCTAAACTGACCAAGATACTTAAACTCTACGATGAAATACAGGAGATTGTAAATGAAGACTAATACTAAATACCCTCTGCAACAAGTGGAGATACTCGATGTGATAATGGGTAGTGGTAAAACTCATGCTATCCTCAGACACATTGAAAACCTCGCACTAGCTAATAGTAACGAACGC